TTGTTTCACCCCTTTAGTTAAAGCAATAGGGACGGTTTGCACCGCCCCTAACAGTGCAGTTTATGCACATTTATAAAGTTGTTAAGCTAACTGCTGCTGATATGCACAGCCGCAAGCGCCAGCTACGTTAGCAGCGACACTTTGATACGGACTAGACGTAATATAAGCGGGCTGCGGATAAGGTCTCAGCGTGCCGATGAGAGCAGCGCTCTGAGCCTGCTGAGACAGTTGGAAATTAGCAGTCTGCAAATCACGGTCGCGGTCTGCGAGCTTGTCACGCAAATCTTGAATCTGGTTGGCAATCAGAACTGCTCTGGTCTTTTCGCCGTCCTCTTTCACTGCATTGACAATATCGCAGGTGTTGCGTGCGTTCTCATAGCGCACTGCGTCAATGTTTCGGTTCGTTTCGCAGCAGCACTGTTGCTGCGCAAAACGGTTCTCCGAAAGCTGGTTGCCAAGCTGATAACCTGTCTGCATAAGGTCGCGTTGAACGCCGTTAAAGCCATTAAGCATGGTAGTGTTTTGAGCATAAAAGCCGTCACACAGGCCGTTCTGGACACCACGGATGCCGTCTTTAATATCTTGCATGGAAAACTGGTCTGCAATCTGGTCGCGCGTCATGGAACCGTTTGCGAAGATTTCAGCACCCATGTTGCCGCGATTGTTCCAGTTGCCTCCCCAACCGCCCATCATTACGAAAATAATGAGAATCCATGCCCACCAGCCGCCGCCGAAGCCCATGCAGTCGCCATAGCCGCGGTTCATGTCCATTACAGGCACTACGCCTGCGCCGCCATTTTCTAAAGTCATGATAATTCACTCCTTCCGATGATATATGCGAACTCTCTGTGCGCATCAAAGAGTTAAGCCGAAATTAGATAACATCTGCTGAAGCTGCTCGTCGCTCATGCCACGTTGCTTCGCGAGGTTGCGTACAGTTTCTTTCAACTGCACCTCGTTTTTGCCTTTGCCCATCTGCATAGCGCGCCCCATCATAGGATTCTGCTGCGCCATTTGCGTAAGCATCTGCATCGGATTGCCACTATTCTGTAACATTGCCATTATTTGCATCGGGTTCATGGTTCATACCTCCTAGCTGTTTCTCCAACTTATCCACACGTTGAATTAAGTTATCAACATAACTTCGTTCAGCATATACAACTTGTTTCTGCTCCTGCGGATTGCTTAATTGATAAACTCTGAATACAGGCAGCCCGTTTAGGTCTATAGACTTCTCGTAAATCTTTCCCTCCGCCGGACATGGAAAGAAGGTACTACTGCCGTCAAGGTCTATCTGTGCAGCCTTTGCTTCATCTATACCAGTCACCACTCTGCCTTTTAATGCTTGAGGCATCTGACTCATAGGCATTTGCGGTTGCTGATACATCTGCATCTGTTGCTGCAAATAATTTAATCGCTGTTGCATCTGCGGTGCAGCTCCCACATAAGGATTCGGTGTGTATTGTTGCCCGTACATTGTTATCACCTCACACTTATATTTTGCGATATTTTTGTTAAATCGTTCTATCAACATTCCCTCATCATTCAGACATATATTTTGTATTTAACGCATAAAAAATAAGCCCCTTAGGCATACGATACAAAGTCGTATACCCAAGGGGCTTCGCTTTATTCTAGATTTCAAAACACGTAAAACAGACTCATATGCAGCAGCAACATCACGTTCAACAGTCTTATCGGAAATATTCATTTCCATACCAATCTGGTAATTCATCAGTCCATCGACAAATCGCTTTTCGCAGACAACGTATTGCCGAGGGCTGACCTTTGCTTCGTGCAGCATGGCGTAAAATTCTTCTCGCGTCGAATTATGCAGCCAATCCCTTGCACGCTTTTTGAAATCGTCCATATTATGTTGCGATTGCCACCGCTAAAGCGCCGCCTAGCAATACCCATGCTATGTTGCGCTGTGTCTTAATTATCCGTTGCTGCCTTTTTACCTCTTTCGCGTATAGTTCTAGTGAGTCGTTGGCAGTCTGCAATAGCAGCTCGTTGCTGCTCGATTGTTGCTTCAATGCTGTCAGCTCTGCTTGCAGCTTCTTGGTTTGCACTTGCGCTTCGCTCAAGGCTGCTTGTGACTTTGCCAGCTCTGCTTTCAGCACTCTGCAATCCCTCGCTAATTTTGTGTTGCTGCTCGCGAGCTGTTCTAATCTCGTGTCGAACAGCGTCAACTCGCTCTCCGTTATCGTGTATTCCGCTTCCGCTATCGTGCGTTCTGCTTCCTGCGCCGAAGCTGAACCAGATACCAACGCACAAGAAGATAGCAAGAGCAATAAACAAAAGGCGATTGTTTTTAATAAATGTTTTAAATCCATCCATTTTTACCTCATATAACAGTAACAAGGGGACAAATTGTCCCCTTGTTGAACTGTTTGTGCTTTGTCGCTAATTGGTTATCACAAGCCGAAATAATGATGCAGTGCTCCTAACGCAAAGCCCAGCACAAGTCCAGCCAGAAATTTCTTATCAGTGACATACTCTAAAAAATTATCAACTTTCTCCATCATCGTTCATTCACCTACCTTTCTTAATGCAGCCTATACCATTCGGCGTTGCCGCGGATGGTCTGCATCTTTTCGTAAAGTTTTCTGCCGGGGCAGGCGGTCGCCATGAGGTCTCTGTGCCCCACCACGACGTTTTTTGCCGCCGTCAGGTTGTAGATGTTGCACAGCTCGCCAATAAGCGCAGAGAGGCTGTTAAGCTGCTCTGGCGTAGGGCGTGCAATCTCAAAGTTGCCGCAGACATGGATACCGATAGTATCTCTGTTTCTGCCGTAAGCATGAGCACCAACAGCCCATCTAGGTCTGCCTCGCTCGATTGTGCCATCCTTGCGAATAACATAATGGTAGCCGATGCCAGCCCAGCCCTGAGCTTTATGAGAGTCATGAATCTCTGCCGCCGACAGGTTATCATCTGTCTGGTTGCCTGTATGATGCACCACAATCATATTGGTTTGTTGGCGCTCGTTCAAGCTGTCAAAATCAAGATGTGTTTCTTTCACGATTACCTTAGTCGTTTTCTTCACGCTCCTTGTCTTCTTCATTGTCCTCGAATTTATCGGGAACGCCGTTGCCGTTAACATCAACGAAGCAGCCTGCGATGAAGGTCACAAAGCCTATCATGGCGGGGCCAATCATTTCTTGAATTACTGCCAGCAAATCGCTCATCACAATCTTGCCGTAGTAGGCCTGCCAGCACCACGCGCCGTAGTACGTCAGTACCAGCAGTACCACCAAGGCAAAATACGATGCTATCATCCATTTGATAGGCGACTGCATGTCATTAATCCTCTCTTTGGCTATATCAAAATATTTCCCGACGTAGCCTTTAATCTTGTTCCACATAAGCTATTCACCGCCTTTACTGCCGCCGCAGTGACAGCATTTACGCAGTTCATCCAGCTCTTCTTTAAGCTCTTTGTAGCGATGCCAAAGGCTGTCAAGCTGTTGGTCTACCTTGCCCTGCTCGACACGCATCTCATTGATAAGCCCCGCCAATTCCTTTAACGCATTTGTATTGTTATCAATGCTTTGATGCAAGGATTGGCTATCCTGCCTGTGTAGGTAAACCACGACGCAGGCAGCAGCCAGCATCGGGCCGCTCAAGATTGTGCCTAAAATCTCTTCTAATTCCATAAACACCTCATGCTAAAAATAGTTTGAGCCACCGCTTGCGCAGTGGCTCTGTTATATAAAGCCGTTCCTAGGTAACGGCTCCCCCGACTTTATTTACCCAATGTGGGTACATCAGCAAAATCTTTTTTCTGCTGTTTCGACATGTATTTCTGCGCACGTTCAGCAGTTGTTAATGTTAAATCACTAACAGCTTTTTTCAATTGCGCGCCTGTTATGCCGTTCTTTCTAAGCTCTGTCATTTCTGCTGTAGTAAGCTTCTCGCCATCGGCGCGCTTTCTCGCGGCATCCATCAACAGTTTTTGCTTTTTGTTTTTAGTACGTGTCTTTTCAGCGTATGTCGCGGATGACATGTCTGCCGCTAAGCTCTGGCCTACTGGTCTAAATCCCATACCCTTGAGGTACTTTTCTGTACCCTCGTACCTGTATGATACTTGACCTTTGGAGTTAGTGCTATAGCCACGCAGCGCCTCTGCGATATTGCCTATAGCTGGGTTAACTGTTTTCATGGCCTTGATGAAATCGCCAGACATTGCACTAGCAATGCTGCCGGGGATTACGCTGCCCGCAGGACCTGCCAAATACTCCAGTAAGGAATCGTTGTCCGGGAACATGCTAGACATGCCAACTCGTCTGGAAATATCTACACCGAGATTAGAGAAGATGCCATATACAAGCGTTCTTGAAACCGGGTTATCTCCAAGGTTTTTAAACAACTCCATTTTCAAAACACTGGATGGCTTATATCCCAGTATTTTCTCCAAGAACTCATCCAGCCAGTCTCCGCCGGGCAATCCTGCAAAGCCAGCCATAAGAAGGTATATTGCCCAGAATCTTGCCTTCTGTGCTTTTGTTCCTTTACCGAAGTACGGCATAAGCGACATCATCAGCTCCCATTCTTTCATAGGGTATTTCTGGAACAGCAGGCCCAAGTCGCCAAGAACTGTTCCGCTAAACATCTGATAGACACCCGGCGCATCAGATGAGCCGTAATCAAAGTTGGCTTCGCGGTTTATGCGTCTAGCATAGGCTATAGCTTGTTTGTGGCTCATCCCCTTGTCTTTTGTCGCTTCGTTGTACGCGCCTAAAACAGCCACAGCTCTTGTAATTTCATCAGCTTTTTTGAAGAAGTACATGCCCTTGTCTCCTGCCTTGCTAATCATAGAGCGCAAGCGTGCAAAGCCTTGGCGTTTGCCTTCGATAGCACTTCTGCGTTTAGAGAAGCCACTAGGAGTATCAAGTCCGATGTTATAAGGGACGCCGACCTCTGCCAAAACCTTCTTGTCGGAAAGACTCATGTTTTTCAGCGCCGACATGCCGTGTGCTGTGTGCCCTACGCCTATCAACGCCACCGTATTGACCAACTGCGTCATATTGACGAGGGCGGACGATACATTCAAGAAGCCTAAAAGGCTCTTGCTTAAAAATCCGTTGATGTTTCCGGCGAGTGCTACACCCAATCTGTCGCCGTAATTAGCGTTCAGATTCTTCAACAGCCAATCGTTCTTGGCAATCATGCTGTTAATCATGGATTCGAGGTAGTTCGGAGTGCCGTTGTTATGGCGAATATAGCGTTTGATGATGTTGGCCATCGCCTCTTTGCCGCCATACTCTTTATCCCAACGTCCGAAGGTTCTCTCGAACAGTTTTATCGACTTCTGCTTCGCTGGCTGCAATGCGCAATATCTGGACGACATTGTAAAATATCTGTCCAAAGAATTGATGACGTTGGAGTTGTAACCAACTCTACCTTTTCTGTGGCGCAGGTTGCCAAAGAAGCGGTTACGGTTTGTACGTCCAACAACACCCTTCAACGCATCTCTTGCTTCCGGTACGCTCATCTTGCAGTTGTCGACAATGGCTCTTTGCAGTGCAATATATTCTGCGTCGCTAACAACAAGGGAAGATTTCTTGCCACCAGCAGAATTGTTTTCGTCGCCCAAGTATCTGTTGGGGTCGAAGAACTTGGGCGCGATTTGGAAAGTGACTTTTTCGCTGCCGTTTTGCTGCAAATATTGAGCTGCCTTATAGGCTTCTTTCAAATTCTTGCCGCTTCCGACTGGCACAAGCCCGTCTTTGGTTTCCGCCAAAACCATCCACTGCTCAAAGATATGCGGTAAATAACCAGCGATTTTTCCAATCGGCGGAGCTACACGCTTCACTTTGGCTTCGTAATATACAGGACCATCCTCGCCAATGCGCTTCTCAACAACCGCTGACACAACAGCATACGGGCTGTTTTGCAGCTCTTTCAACTGCTCTGGAGTCATAACTTCCTTGGAAGAGCTTGTGTAAACTCTGGGTTTGTCGTAGCGTACCTCGTACTCTACGCCATTCACAATCTTTTCCAGCTTTGACGCTGGCACCCATTTTTTGGCATTAGAATCTTTCTTGGAGCCGTCGGACACGAGAACTTCTACATTCTCCAAAAACGGTTCCTTCATCAGTGCCTTAAACTCTTTTGCGTTCAAGGTTTCGCGAACGTGTGTCAGACCTCTGTGTGCGTCGTTTACTGAACTCCACACGTTGCGAATAAGTTGGCGTGTGCGGACATAAGCCTCGACGACATCCTTGTCATACCCAGCGTCTTGCAGCTCTTTCAACGTATATTCCTTTTGCTCCATCTCGCCAGACTGCAAAAGGTCTAAATAATCGTCGAATTGCTGGTTGTCTTTCAACATGCCAACGAATGTCTGGAATTGCTTTCTCCACCTAGCGCGAAGCTTCTCTTGGGTTTCTTGAGCTTTTGAGTAGATGTTATAGAAACTTCTAAACACAGGACTCTTTTCGGCAAGGCGGCTCGGGCTGCGCAATGTCGCCTCAAAGATGCCACCAACTGCATCTTTCGCACGGTCGGTCATTTTATTGATTTTGGTTTTGATTTCGCCAGCTTTAACACCAGCTTCATCTGCCTCGCGATTGGCTTCGGCAACCACGGCTCGTAAGTCATCCGGCATCGCTTTGCCGTTTACTTCTTCGATAGGAGTTACCTTGAAGTTTAGCTTGCCATCTGATTGCTCAGTTGCGGAGTAGGATTGTTCCTCTTTTTCGTTGACATCCATAACACCTTGTTGTACACTATATATAGATAGAGGATGACTGTTCGGAACAGCGGACTTACCATCTGGTAAGAAGCGCCCGGCAGCTCCTCTTTTTTTTATGGAATCATCTATACTGGAATCCGTGCCTTTGTAAAGTGTCTTGAGGTAGATTTCCCCGCTAGGTGAGAATTCAAGCACTACGCCGTACTTGGAGCTTCTGCTTCCGCTAGTTTTGAACACCATCGGCTTGCCTCTCTGACCTTGCTCTTTATTCCCGTAATAAACTGCTTCTGGTTCAGATAACCCATCTAAAGCATCAATCCATTCTTCATCAGTCAGATGATGCTCATCTTCTACATGATTAACAGCATCCCCCGCGATTCTGATAATTTGTCCATCAACATTATAAGCAAAATACGTCTTAGAAGCCAGTTTGACTTCTCCACTAAGAACTTTTTCTTTAAAGTTTGGGAAGTCGCTGGCTTTGTTTTTATACATAGCCGCATTATACTGTCGTCCCGTTCTACCACTCTCGTTTGTTCCTCGGTTGAACATCTTGCCGCTCTTAACGGAAAGGAAAATGCCCGTGTCGGTATCTATACCGAACTTTTTGGCAAGCCCAGCTACCCATTTTTGAATCTTCCAAACAATTCGCTCTGCAAGATTCTTCGGGCGTTTGTCCTCTTGCACAAATGCAGCGTAGTCATCGCACTCCATTTCTTCGCAACGCCTTCTGATTTCCTTTTCGGTGAACTTGTTAAAAGCGGCTTCACCCGTTTGCTTCTTGAGTTTATATCTGTAGTAGCGATACAGGTGCTCTATTTCAGAAGGTTTCAGCAAGGTTCTGTGAACAAAGTGCATGACTTCGTGATAAACCGTAGCGTCGTTCGCCGCCTCGGTCAGTCTGATTACATCAACCACTTCGCCGCCCGCTTCGTTGACGGTTTCCTTGTTGTAATATCCGCGGATTACAAAGCCAGATGATTTAATATCAGCCGCGCTCAGCATCTGCTTTTTCTGCTCATATGTCATCTTACCCAAGATAGCGGCTTGCGACGTGTTGGTATCAACCCAAAGGTTGTTGCTGTTAGGAAGTTCAACTACGTATACACCGTCGGCTACGGTTGCAATCTTGCTACCGTGGAAAGCGTCCTTTAAGGTTCTCAAGAATTTCTTTTCGTTATCTTCTGTCAGAATTTCTTCCTGCTTTCTTGCGATTTCACTTTCGCGTTCAGCGTCAACTAATCGCTTGACAGCAGCTTTGAAAGAAATATCATCAGAAGCAGCAGCGGCGTTAAGCAAATCCTTCATTGCTGCCTCTCTGGATTGGCTATCAGATTCTTTACCGCCTGTGCTTTCTTCGTCGGTCGTGTAGTCGAATTTTTTCCCTAAGTCGTGGGCAGCGGAAAAATAGCCACTCTGAAACGCAATGTCTAACGCTCGCGCTTCACTGCCAAGGGCCATGTTTTCTGCTGTTTTAGAGCGAGTCGCTATTTTTTCGTAAAAGGCGTTTTGCTCATCTGGCGAGCCTATAATCAGATACCTAAACATAGCGTCAGATTTCGCTCCGTATCTGTATATGCGCCCTTCAATCTGAATTGCTGCGGTAGGTCTTACGGGCAGTCCAAGGTTGATTAAAACTCTAGGATATGCGCCAGTTTTGTCGTGCAAGGAAATACCTTCTTGACCAGCGGCAGAAGTGACCATAATAATATCAACGCCGCTGTTGTCGTCGTTAAATTCTTTTACAGCCGCTTTTCTTTTGCTGTCTGATTCGTTGCCGTTAACGAATCTAACTTTATCGCCAAAGGCTTCTTTGATGATGTTTATAGCAGACAACTCTTGGGACAGGTCTAAGTCAGCGTATTCCGGGAACATTTTCTTGAACGCATTGTACTGCTTCTTTTGCTCCGCGTTCATTCTTTTGTACTCAGCATCCGTCAGTTTAAACGGTCTTGTGATTTTGCTTTCTTTGAGGTCGTGGTACAGTACAACCTTCTTTCCTCTAGAAAGATAAGACTTGATTACTGGCACGGAAGCACTCGCTTTTTCTGTTTCCAGCACAAAGTCAAGCGCCATATTCATTCTGGACAGCCACAAATCTGCAAACGAACCTTCTTTGCCCTTGCCGCTCGGAATTGGAGTATCTTCCGCTGCTCGTTTTTTCGCTTCCTCTACTACCTTTCCTTTTTCCGACAAGGTAATCTCGCCACCAGCGCCGGAGATAGCACCCATTACGTGAGCTATTTCTTTTAGCTTTTCGGTTATATTGTTTGTTTTAACCTTAATGAAACGTCTGTTGTAGTCTTTGTCTCCGACCAACCGTCTATTGACCATTGCGCCGTCCTCTACAAGTTTGTCATGGAAGGCGATTTCTTTTGCGGTAGTGTCTAACACTTGGCCGTATCTGTCTTTTGCTGGGACTATTTTGCCGCTTTTCTGGACCACGAAACTGAATACTTTGGTTAAGAAGCCGCCGGAGCTTCCACCAAAGCGGCTGTCGGCATAATCGAACAGCAAACCTTCTGCATAGTAGGCGTTCTGCGGATAAGCAAACGGTGTCGCGGAAAGCAATAAGGTTTTAGTGCTGGTTTCCTTTTTTCGCTTAGTGTACAACGGGCGCTCTTTCGCTGCAATCTCGTTAAGTTTTACTCTCAAGGCGTTGAATTCGTTTTTGACCTTGGGAAATTCAGCCTTAATCTTATCCATCTGCTCTTGCTCTTTCGGCGTTAGAGTGCGTGAAAGCGATGCCATGTCGAGTCTTGACATTTTTTCATTCAACAAATCGAACTTTTCTTTCAAGTTGTCGAGTTGTTTGTACAATTCACTGTACTTGATGCGCACATATCCGTTTAATCCGCCTTGCTTATGTCCGAACAGACCTCTGAAAGCAGTTGTGTACACGCCGATTTCTTCGGGCTTGCCGTTGACATCTGTTCTTTTTTGACCAGACGCAATATGGTGAGCCTCGTCACAGATAATCAAATCCCAGTCTACCTCTTGGACGTGCTTGTTTGTCGCCAAGGAGGAATAACTGATTATGTTCGGAACACCATCTACGGTCTTGCCGTTACCGAGATACGCAAATTCATCCAACCCCAAGAGTTTGCCGTCCTTCACCCAAGCGTCGTTGGCAATGTCTTGGCTGGGAACGATTATCAGTATTTTCTTTTTGCCGTTCATTATCTGACGTTTGATAACACCAAGCGCAGTTAATGTCTTGCCAGTGCCTGTACCGTTTGCAACCAGCATACCCGGCTTATCGTTGGAGTACAGACGCTTTTCTATCGCCTTTATATCCTCGTGCTGTTCCGAATACAACAAAGGCAGCGTTTCAGCTATGTTAGCTTCATCCGCTGCCTTGATTGGCGTATCATCTTTTACTTGTTGTTGCTGTTTTAATCTTTCGGTAGCTTCATCGGAGGATTTTCGCTCAGTTCCATTTTCATCAGAAGTATTCCCAGAAACCTCCTTGCCCTGTTTGTCGCGAACGGGAACTCCGCCGCCGCCAGTGCCTTCGCTTCGCTCCTGTCCAGAATCTCTGGTGCCGCGTTGCGAAGCATCGGATGTTTTTTGACCGCCTTGCTGATTGCCTCGTGCTCCGCCAGTAGCGGTCCCATTTCCAGAAACATCCTTGCCGCCATTTGTGCGTCCTCTGGGAACGCCTTCAATTCCCTGCTCTCCATTATCCGCTTGCGGATTATTGCCTTCGCTCGGGTTCTGGCTGCCTCCGTCGGGAGTGACAGGCTCTCCTTCCACGCCGTTTTCATTCCCTCGTCCACTATTGCTTTGATTAGGTTCTCTGGTAGTTCGTATAGGCTCATCGCCGCCACCTCCGTTCTCATCTTGTCCTAAGTCTACCATATTTTCGTCGCCCTGTCTAGGATATGCTCTCAAAGCTTTACGTGCTGCATCGAAATAATCTCTGATTTCTTCGTACAGTGCCGGCTTTCGCTCTTTCAACATTTCCTTGGCTTGTTTTGGACTGAGGTTGTTAACTTCGGCAAGTCGAGCAAAGCCTAAAGCCTGCTGCCAGCTTGAGATTTTTGCATCATCTGCTTTAAGAGAAATCTGCTCTGGCACGTTGCTAAGAAATTCCCAAGCGGCTCTTATAGTGCTATCAATAAATCGTCCGATACGTTGCGCGCGTTCTGCGGCAAATCTGCCAGCTTGTACAGCGTTGTGTAACCCCGCCTTTATAGTTGTAGCCACTGACATTCGCCATGCGTTAAACTTAGCCCTAGCCCTAACAAAGTCTCGTTCAAGTATTCTCCCGCCGATGTCCAACAGCTTAGAGAAAATGTCCACGTCATAATAAGCTAGTTTATCGGTTTTTTCACCGCTTTCCTCTACCTTAAAAAATTTCTCGCCCCACTCTATCACGAGCGCAGTGGCCGCTTCCACATCTTCTTGATTGATGTTGCCTTCTGCGCCATCCGTATCAGCAGCATCGGTTTGCTCTTGAGACTTCTCGTTTCCCTTTCCTTTTATTTCGTCAAGAACTTTAGAGCGCGCGTCTGTGAGCTTTTCTTCTACCTTCTTCAATGCGTTCTCTGCTTTTTCAAGTTCTTTTTTTGCATCTGCAAGATTTTCCTCTTTGCTGCCAGCCACGGCCTTTTTTGCATCCGCAACTCGTCTTTTAGCAACGGGAATTTTCTTCGAGGCCTCTTGGACGCTTGCGTCATCGTTGACCAGTCTTTTTTCGAGAGCGCTTGTTTCGCTTTCCAGCTCATCGAGTTTTTGCCTTTCTTTATCAAGCGCTCTTCCTGCGGCTTCTACTTTAAGCCCGGAAGAACTGCCTTTAGTCGCGTCGGTTGTTGCTTTTTGCAAGTTCGATTCAGCTTTTTTTAACTTAGCTTCCGCTTTCTTGACTTCTTCTGCGTTCCCGCTCTCTTTTGCACTTTTGAGTTCTTCGGATGCCTTATTAACAACTTCAGATGCCTTACTTACAGCTTCGTCGCCTCCGAGTTCATCGCCTTGCTTTTGAGTTGCTACGTCAAGATTTTCCTCCGCTTTTTTTACAGCGTCCTTTTGCTTTTTGACTTCACCTAAAAGGTCTCTGTATTTTTCGACCTTCTTTTCTCTGATGACTCTGCGAGCCGCATCAATAATTTTTTGCGGTTCCATAGATTCGACGGGAATATTTGGATTTTCCTTTTCAAGCATTTCTACCGTGCGGCGAGGTACGTCGTCCTCGGTTGTAGCCGGGTCTTTCAGCGAGGGAAGAACTTTTTCAACCGCCAAAATTGCCTCAATGGCTGCATTGTTCTTTGCTTTATAACCGCCACGAGCTGCAGTTTTCACCTGTCCTTGGAACTTAGTCCAAAGTGCATAGTAATAGCTCTCGATTATATCCAGCTCATCGTCAGACAGCTTGATTTTTTTTTCGAGCTTTTCAAGGTTTTTGTTATCGTCCAGTTGTAGGTCTCGAAATACGATTTTGCGAATAAGCGCATCCCATTCAAGCGGGTTGCCGTCCTCTTCAACCAACGGGGTTCCGTTGTCCAGTGCAAGCGGCTTGCCCTTGGAATCCTCAGCAGGAGCATTGCTGAACAGCAGATTTGCAACCTCGTTGGCGTACTCTCGGCCTTCTTCTTTTTTCACCTCTGCAAGATAATCGTCGCAATCATCGTCGGTTATTTCACTTTTGTATTTATCATCTTCCTCGGCCTCGTCTTTAATTCCAAGAATCTCTTTTCTTGCAGCGTCTGCTACTTTCTTGCGTTCCTTGTTGTATTCGTCGAGGCTTCCGATAACATCACTGCCATTCTCTAAAACTTGAAGTTTAAAGAACAGCGGTTTCAGCATCTTTGCAATTCTCATGGGGCGTCCGAGGTCGTCGGCATCGCTGATAACATAATAAATAAGTCTTGTGCCGCTCTTTGATGATTTATCTGAGACCTCGGAGAATAAAAGTTTTGGGTGCTTCCCTAACAGGCCGAGCAAAAGCTCTTTATCGGTCGGGCGGTTTGTAAGATAAGTTTTAACCTGCTTCTGCTCTTTCTCACCAAGAAGGTCGATTATCTTCATTAACTTATCTTCGGCCTCGGTAGTCGCCTCTGCTTCTTTTTCAAGCGTTTGGGTGTTTACCAGATTTTCAATCTCGCCGTCATCGCCTTCTGTGTCTGTCACATTTTCTTCGCCTTCGCTCGGGTTGTCGAAAATATGCAGGTCATCAGCAGTCATAAACCCAGCATCTATCATGGATTGGAAAAATTGCGGAATTGGTTCGTCGTCCTTGTCGCTGGGTTCATCGCCCTTGTCGCTAGGCTTTTCACCCTTGCCGCTAGGTTCTTCACCCTTATCGCTGGGTTCGTCGCCCTTGTCGCTGGGTTCTTTGCCCTTGCCGCTAGGCTCTTCACCGGGTTCTTCACTGGGCGTATTCTGATTGCGCTCGATTTTCGTGCCGTCGACATTTGCGATAATATCTTCGACTTCTTCCATAGAGCTTGCTTCAAAGTTCCCGTCCTTGCCGCCCTTATTGAATGTAACCTCGTATTCCTTATCAGTAACACGCTCAACGGTAACGCGGTCTGGCTTGCCATCGTCGCTGTGCGCGTTGCTGTTGTATTCGCGAACTTCTGAGTCGCTTGCGTCGCCAACCTGTTTGAAGCTGCCTATTTCAAGCGGCCAACCATCCTCGTCACGCTCAGATGCTTTAACAGTGTTTTTGTCGGCTGCCTTTCTTTTCGGCTTATCCCCGTCGCTTTCGCCTGTTGGTGGCTGCGCGTTGTTTCCAGCACTGTTAGAGTTATCTCCGCTTTTGTTCGGAACGATGGGTTTCGGCACCGCCACATCCTGCCCTTTTCCCTCTTTTGCTTTTTTAGCACGGTCTAACAATGCAAGTTTTTCCAACGGATGCAGATTATTTAGCTTTTCTCTGGCTTCGACATCACCTTGAGCTGCCCTGGTTCCAATGCCGTCGTATTCTGAGTTTTTCAAAATATCCTGTACTTTCTTGGAACCCTTCATTTTTTCCCAGTCTAGGTTTCCAGTATCCTTGTAAACATAACGGCTCTTCAAATTGCCCTTTAAGGATTTAGTTGTATGGTTTAACTCTGCGTCAGTCCATTCGCCTCCAACAAGCCCATTGCGGCTGTCATCTGCGCGGCGTTTGGCTTCGTCGATAATATCCTTGCCGATGCGGTAGCCATATTTTTTACCGGCTTCAATCAATGTGTCAAGGTCGTCGCTGCCTGCTGCTTCTTTTACTTTTGCAACCTCATCGTCAGTTAAAGTAACCTTTTTGTTGCCTTTACTGTCGGCTAGATTGTTCAGCGACTTGCGCAAATTTATGATTTTGTTTTCTGTCTTCGGGTCTTTAGCGACAGTAAGTTTCGGACCGATGTTTGGGGTGATAGCGTCGACGCTTTGAGACGGCTGAGCTGCGTTGGTTGTGCTGGTGGTTGCTGGGTTAGAAGCCCCGTTAACCACCTTGTCTACAGCCGAATTTACAGCGTTGATTGCTGTTTGAACCTGTCCCTCTGGAGTTGTCGCAGGAGTAACCGTTGGCTGCTCTGCGGGTTGTTCTGCGGTCTGTTCTGGCGGTTGCTCAACAGGCGGTTTTTCGACATTAGATACCGGTTCTGAACCTTGGGGTTGTTGCTGCTGTTGCTGTTGTTGCTGTTGCTCGGTGTCCTTGCCGTAGCCAAGTTCAATGGCTTTCGCAATAACGTCCTCGTCCGAGCCAGTCTCAATTAAATCCGCTACGTTGTTGTACTCGTCTCCGGCCTGTGCCTCAGATTCAAGATACTGTTCCAAGAAACTTTTAGCTTCTTTGTATTTAGGGGCAGTTGTCGCCATATTGCCAGACTTGCCCATACGCGACATAACATCGTTGGCGTATTCGTTTATAGAAGGCTCGTTGCCGTTTCCTTGCTTGCGGTTAAGTGCCTCGTCACTGTAGTTCAATGCGCCTTCGCCGCCGTACCATGCGATAGCTGCGCCGCGCGCGCCGTATTTGTCGTAGTATTCTCTAAGCTTATGACGCGCAACTATTTCTTGGTTTTCTGGTGTCATAGGAGCGTCAGCCGACAGTCCGGCTTCTTCTGCCCAACTGGGCCAGTTGCTTGGCATAATCTGGTACTTGCCGCTTGCACCTGTACGGCCGTTCACAGCGTTATAGCCGCCGCTACCCTCGCTCTCTTGGCCTCCTATAGCGCTTACCAGAGATTCAAACTCATCTGTTTGCGGAGCGGCGATTTGCTCTATTCCGTTGTTGTCTGCGCCTGTGTTTACAGTGTCTAACACATCATCTGCTTCTGACGGAGTGAACACCTTGCCGTAAGCACCAGCGGCTGCGTGCGGAATACCAGCGCCAATAGCGCCAGCGATAGCGGAAAGGACAACATCCGGGTCACTGAACGACCAAGATTCGCCAGCTTCGATTTTTGGAATAATCTGCTGTCCTGTTTCCTGTGCGGAGTTAACGCCCACGCTTGTCAAAAATTTAAGTGCTGTACCAACTTTGGTTTTTCCGGTCGCCGCAATCAGCGCATCCTGCAAGGTGTCGGTGGCTGTAATAAACATCAAGTTGTCGGCCAGAACGCCTTTCGCTACGCGCTCTGCTTCCGCCTCTGTTTTACCGGGGACGTATGTGCCGTTCTGTTTAGCTTTTTCTATATAATCAAGCTTACCGCTGGTAACACTTTCCAGCATTGCCTCTGGAAATGCTTGTTTTTGACCGAGAGAGATATTGGCTAAAACGGGTGCAAGATATTTTGGTGCGGACTCTGCTACGCTTTCGCCATACTTTCCAGCTATCTTGCTCAAGAACGGCGCACCTTTTCTTACGATTGCTGCAGCTCCTTGCTCTGCGACGAACTTTTCGGCTGCTGTTGGAGCGCCAGCTTTTGCGGTTATACCAAGTCCGATAGCGTAGGGAACTATACTGCCTACGGCTCTGGCTATAGAGTTTGCGCCCAAGGGGTCACTGTAGTTGCGCGAGTGCTCTTTTTCAAACTCTTCGCCAAACTTCTCAATGCTTTTGTTGGTTCTGTTCACCCAAGCGCTCAGACCACCGTTGGCTTGCATTTGTTCGTCCCATTCTTCTTCTGTCACATTAGCTGGTTTGCCGTAGTAGTTGAGCAGATTGCCGCCAGCACGGATTACATTACCAGCAGCTCCCAACAGGCCGTAGCCAGCAGCTTGCAGAATGTTGTCATCGTCGTTGTTGCTCGGAGTCAAAGATTCTGGCTTCAAATCTTGCAGAAAAGAAAAGTCGTACATCGGACGCTGAGGTGAGCCGAAGTTAAAATTGTATTTTTGTTTTTTGTCATCCATGTTTCGGTCGCGCTCCTTTTATCATATCCAGCCGCGGTCTTTCAAAGCTTGCTCCAGATAGCCGCTGTTTTGGCCGAGCATCTTTCTAGCCAACTGCGCTAACTGCGCGTCGCTCCACTCGCCGCCAGCCGCAGCTTTTAACTGAGTAAGCCAGTCTTGAACCTCATCGTAATCGTTGATGTTTTGCGGCACTGAACGTGATTGTTCCCCGCCAGTAACAACGCTGCCAAGAAGATTACGGGCGGCTCTAACTTTGTCTTTGTACGGATATGGCTTATCTGGATATTTTTCGTTCCAATCGGCTTCGTCTTTAACAAGCCACTTTGCAGTCTCGATTTGCTGGCTTGTCGGTCCGCCATTAGCGTTAGCTCCTTTTTTGCCTCCGTAAACAATTTTGGCTGCTTCGTTAAGAGGAATTTGGTAGGCATCGGCTACCGCTTTAATCTGGAAAGCGTTTTTCTTTACAAAATCATTGAAAGCCAAATTGTGTTCAAGTATCTTGGCGTTTTTGGTGGTATTCCAGCTCAAATCAGAAGCAAGCTTCATATCTGCTTCTTTGTATAGATGTTGCTTGTCCAAGCGCTTGTCGGTCACTTCGTTATTATATTCGCTCTGCATGGTAGGCAATCCGGCCATCGCAATCTTAGCACCGTCTGGGTTGTATTCCGCCATGCGTGAACCAATCATCTGAGCTGCTACATAATTTTTAGCTTGGATTGCACCTAAGAATTGCTCAAACATGCCATCGTAGACTGTTTTTCTCGCCTCTTTGACAGTCTCGTCCACATCTGGTTGTATGCGCTTCAAGGCGCTATCAATTTGCCAACTGGGAGTGCCGTTCTCGACCAATACTTTTCTCAGCTCGTTTTTGATTGCATCGCCGTCTGTAAGGGGGACTTTGTTCAGCCTTGCTTTCGCCAGATTCTGTTGAATCATCTGGCTCATAGTTTCGACCTGTTGCGCATCTCCCTCTGGATTGGCGCTATCAGCATATTTAGCCGCCACATAGTCGGCTTTCTCCGCCGCCAAGTCTCTCGGCACAGTTTGGGTTAGACCGACAGAGCCTTGCTGATTCGGCTTATAGCCTACAATGCTTTCGGGTGTTTGAGGCGTTGCAAGGTTTTCTGCTTGCAACTGCTGCCCGCCGACAGTGGTTGTGAGGGGTGCGAACTTACCGACAGAAGGACCGATAGCACCTTGCTGAGAATTGCCAGAGTTGTTCACGGCGAGCGGGCTTTCTATTGTGTTGCCGCCTACAGAAACTTGCGTCAACGGGCCAACTGCGCCTTGCTGCGGCTGAGCCGAGTCACCCTGCGGCTGCCCTCTCCCTGTCATTTCGTCCAGCTTTGCGCGCAGTGCAGCGTCATTCTTTTTTGCACCTCGCTCTTCGTATCTGCTACCAAGGTATCTGCCGAGCACAGAGCCGATGTTAAACCAAAGGTCATTCGTCATGGGAATGTCGGTATTGGTAGGCACTTGCATCTTCATTCCATATGCGCCAAAACTCATTTCACATCACGCTCCTTACCATTCGTTTGTTGCGCCTTTGGCTACAAAACCATTGGCGTAATATGTATTCTTGCCCGTCAGTTTCATGTCGTAAACCTTCCTCGTGCCATTGAAGATGACGCTTTTGACTTTACCGACGTTCTTTAAATTATCACCAATTCTCAGCATTGCTACATCGCGCCATGTACCGTCTGCTTTCATCAGCGGTTGAGTCAGTGTTGTGATTACATCACGCACATTGCCTTTCTCGTCTTGGCAAACAACCATATAGACTTCGCTATCTTGCGGCTCCATGACTTCAACAACTTCCTCGACACACTGTCTGTCACGAACATGGTCGTATGTAAGAATCTTATCTCCGACGCTGACATCGCGGATTGCTTTAGCTCCAGCATCTGTTTCAATTGGCGTTTCTCCGGCAAAGCACCACAGTGAACCATAGGAGCCTGTCGCCATGCCTAAGCCAGCATTAAATAAACTTCCAAGCACACCGCCACCACCACTCTGACTCGTAGTGCTGGTTGTGGTGCCTGTCCCCTTCATAGCGTTCAATGCGCCCAGTGTGCCGCCGCTGTTCAAGCCCAGAGATGCGTTCCACAGGTTCAGAGCTGGCTGCTGGGCTGCTTCTTGTGCCGCAGCAGAAGTAGTAATATTCTGCCCAGCCAAAGAAGCCTGTTGACCATACAGGCCGTTCAATTTATCAATGTTGCTCTGGTATTGCTGCGCCATAGTATCGGCGGCATTCTTGGAAATATCGTTCAGAGCTGTATTCGTCACGCTGCTATTGAGGATGCCGCGAGCACCTAAGCCGCTGAGAGTACTACCCATAGTATTGTTTACACCGCTTCGGATAGCGTTCTCCATGTTCTGCTGGTATGCAGACGGCAAAATGCCTTGCGTCAGATTAGCCACACCTTGTTGCGCCGCAGCAGTCTGCTGGTTTGCATTACTCAACAGTTGGTTGTAGTCAACTTGAATTGTACCTAAGCTATCTTGCAGCAAGCCCCTTGCTACACCGTTCAACCACAGCGCGTTAGGTGCAATGGCTTCGGAGTAGTCGGCCGCCGCTTTTTGCAGTCGAATCTCCTGCTCTGTCGGTTTATAGGATTGTACAGTTGTCGAACTGCCACCTTTTTTACCCATTAAGCACACCTTCTTCCTGTAATTTTTCTTTCATTTTTTCGATTAGCGGGCTGGTTGCTTTGGTGTTGAAATAATGAGTTACCCAATAAACTGGCTCGCCCGTCTTTTCGTCATTGTGCTTGTGCGTTATGATAACCAACCTGCCGATACTGTCTTGACACCAATAACGGAGCTGCCCGTTGACATCTTCCTTTTCGATTGTCTCCCAACCGAAACCACGGATGTACGGTTCAATGTGTCTGGTGCAGATGCTGGCGACACACTCAAAACCAGCCGTGCAGCTTACGAGTTCGGCGTAATCACGCCAAAATTTAGCATCGCCACATACTTGGTAAATAATCATCATTTTGCCTTCAAGGTCGGGCTTCATGCTCGCAAAGCCTCTTTCCGGCATATACAACAGGCGATAGCCCGGTAACAAATCGAAGCTATCGCCTGTTTTGGTTTCATAAATTTCAATCCATTCTTTAAGGCTTTTAGCCTTCATATTGCATTACCGCCTTCCTGTTCCAATTACTCGTCGATGCCATACAAGCAGAAATTGTTTATTCTGTGCGGCGATGTGCTGGTCACGATAACTTGCATGGCCCGCAAAGAATTATAAAAATGTTTCACTCTGCGTTTGGTTGTTAAACTGTAATCAAAGCCACGGTCAGCAACCTGTACGTGAATTTTACCGCTCTCATCGCCTTCTCTGCCCTCGACAAAAATATCAAAGTATCTGGTGATGATGCGGTTGGGGGTGATATACATTTTCGAGATAATTTTGCTGTGTATCGGCTCTCCGTTGTCGGTAGTATACTCGTCATTCATGCGGCAGACGCCCTTATCGGTAGCCAGCATGATGCCACTATCTGTCTGCGCAACGTCGTGAATATCATCGTGGAAGGTGTATTTGTACGCTGCACCAGTATCATACTGATATATATAAAAGGTCTTTTCATCCTTGGCGTTAGGGCGTATCCAGAGCTGCTTCATGGTCAGCATGTTCCAGATTCTTGGCTTGTAGCACTCTTTTTGCAGCAACCTGTTTATCTTATACGCAACTTCTGTTGTATCGAAGTTGCCGTAAGTTGTTGTTGTCTGCAAGCTGCGGATGCCTAAATCCGTCGCAAACACAATGGTATTGCCCAGCAAAGCGAACGATTCCCTGTCGTCTTGTGCGTGGGTGTTGCTCAGAATCTGCTGACTCTGTAAGTCTGGTACGGTGCCGCTTATCTGATAGCCCAAATCATTGGTCTTGAATACAATCAAGTCACCGGAGAGAGGCAGCGTGGTGATAATATCGCCACCGTCAAGCTCGCCTATGCCATACCACTGGGCTTGGCTCGCCACATCAGTGTCCTCTTTCCACGCCTCGTCGGAGGTGCAATCGCCAGTGCTGCTGTAACGAAAATTGTCGTCACCACGTTTGGATGTGCCCAATCTGCTGTCACGCACCCACAAATTGTCGCAAAGGAAGCTGCCTTCAACAGTTGTCAAGTCGTTCTCGTAATCATAGTATTGCAGCTTATCGCCACTGCCTATGGTGACTTTGGCTCCGAACCGCTGGCAGACAGGGCGCTCTTCACCTGTCAGTTTGCCAATCTGCTTCGGTGCCTCTTTAACGTAACCATAATAAGCATTAGCCGTCCCCTTTGCTGGCGCTTTGCCAAACAGCAGGAACCCATCCGTACTTTGGTCATACCAAATTTTATCCACTGGCTCACCAATGTCGATAAGAGGCTCGGAATAACCGCACCTTGTACGCAAAACGCCCTGCTCAAACATATAGTTTTCAAGCAGGACGGCTTCGTTTTCACCTATCATGTTGTCTGGCACAGAAGCGTTCATGCCGCCCACTAAACTGCTTAGGCAACACGATACGCTCTGCGGTTCTCTTTCTATCGGCATAACGGTTCACTCCAGTCAATTTCTTCCCAGTAATGAGGCCACATCAAATCCTTATGCGTTAAACCAGTATATAAACGATGATGCTTCCAGAACATCATGTGTCTAAGCTTCATGAATGTATGCCACCTTTTCATCGGCATCTGGTCTGGTCGATATTCCCGTTTCACTGAGTACATCCTCGGCTTTTTGTATTTCATGGCACTTACCTCTACCTATTTCATGCGCAATTCTACGCCAGAACTATCTGCTTCAATCTCGCCTACATCCCAATCATAAGTTGATACCGGAACGTCACCCAGTCCTTCATTTACTAACTTATTGAAAAAGTCAGCCATTTCTTGTACAGTAATTGCTTCGCCTTTAGATTCATGCTTAAAATGTTTCATTTTGCACCTCACCACTCCAATCTTGGCAGTTCTGCTTATTTTATGCCATTAAGCGCAGTTTGCAACATAAAACCCAAGAGTTCCCAAATCTTGTTTTTGATTCTACCCAAGCAAATTTCAGCACCAATTTTTTCGTCATAATTGGCAGAGTCGACACAAGCAGACCCTTCAACCATTTTAAAGCCGTTAATAAGTTCAACTACAACAACGGTTGTCTTATTATCTACTGTTTCAACGTGTACATCTTTAATAAATTTATCGACTAACTCTTGAGTAACGGTATTGTTATCGCCAACTTGCATATATGCTTTTTCAAAAACTTCTTTTGGCGACCAGCTAACATATCCGTCGGGATAAGTTACTTTGTAACCATTTTCACCAGCTTTATGTGCGCCCATTTCTTCCCACGCTTTACATGGTTCAGCTTCTACACATTTACAACCAATATATTTAGACATTTTATTTACCACCTTTCAAAATTCACGATGCGTTTTTCTACTCAATTCCATATATCGCCTTGTACTCTCGTTACAGGTAGGATATTCCACAGTTTCATATGTTTTGACAAAAATTTCGGGTTTACAGGGATAAAATTCTCCTTGCACGCCTTTGATGATATAGTCGCCTACTTTAGCTTCGTGATTGCCCTCTAAAGTATGAATAACGAGCTTTTTATCGTAAGTTAAAGCAGAACCTACAAAGTTTTGAAGTTCTTTTAAATTGCAGCCGTTCCATTGGACAGCTTCAATAACTACTGGTTTCTTGCGGTATTGCATTTGCGTTATCTCCTTTCATAACTTTTAAAGGGATATGATGCAGCCCCAGCGGAAGTGTAGTTTTTTGTCGTAGGATATTTTCATTGCTGTTCACCATTTACGTTTGTTCCGGCATAACCTCACCTACATTGTAATCTTCTCAATATCAGCCTTGTTCTGTGCCGCTTCTACTTTTTCTTTTGCTGCACGGTAGGCAGTATGCAAAGCATTACTACGCACAGCAACAGCGGCGATAACCATGCGTAGGTCATTAGCTGTCACTTTAACATCTTGATTATCTGCCGTAGTCCAATCAATGCTTGCGCCCTCGCCTTGCAACGATAAGGCAATGATAGCTGCATTGATGCGGTCTCTCGCTTTGTCGTCATAGTCAAAGCTATGTCCGTTGTATTCGATTGGCTCGACCTCGGCAGTGTCACGCTGACGCTTTAACATCAAGATTTTACGCCGTTTTACGTTTTCAATAGGTTCTTCCTCATGCGTAACGGTTACACCTAATTCTGTTAAAGCCTCGTCACCGATTGACAATGGGATAAACACGCCGTCTTTGCCCAACACTTCGGAAAGCTTGTACAGATTAGAGTAGGTCTGCTCCTTGTATGTATAAGTTGTTTGCATTAAATCACCGCCTTAGTTAAACACAATTTCGACTTTAAATTTCTTACCGACGTTGGTGGCAGTAAACATACTTGATATATTTGACGGCACACGTTGCATGTAGTTATAAAATCCTACTAAAGCACCTTGATATGACATTTTGCCTACTGTCAAATTAACTGTTACACCTGTTTCCATAGGTGTGATATTAAGGCTGATATTGCGACTGCCACTCGTGACCCCTTCTTCCTTAAATGCAACGTCAAGCCAACCGCCGTAATAAGACAGCACAACAAGAGTTACTGCTCTACCGTCATGTGTAACATCACCTGTAACCTCACCATAGTTGCCATTGTTGCGACTGTAGCCATATTGGCCTCTCTGCTGTCCCATAGTCATAATAAATACATTATCCCCACCGCTGACAGCAGTTTTCTTTACTAGCATCAATCTATTAAGTCCCATTTAATCACCTCACGACAATGTACTTGCCTGTGCAACACTTGACAAGACACCGCTGCTACTTTTGATTAACATAATATTTAACAGTAATCCGTTAGCAGTTATTGCTAAATCAGTTGCGCTTCCAGCATATTTTAAAGTACCTGCATTAGTGATGCTCAGAGTGTAAGAGCCATTCGCAGTAATGTAGGCAGTAAATACGGTAGCATCGCCATTGCTTAACAGCCCTGCTAACGTCGACATATCCAGCGTGAAGTTACCTTGTACGTTATATACTGCCACAGATGAGGACGGATTATCAGTAGCACCGCTAATGCGAGGTGCATTATAACTTTCAAAGTTAAATTTCATTTTTTGGAAGGTTTGTTTTCCCGTCCAAGTGTTAGATTCCGACGTACTTACCCCACCGCCTCCGCTAACAGTGATAGTTACGTTGCCATTAGAATCGGGCTTGGTATTATTTACGCTTTTAATATAGCCTGCGTCATTAGTAAATGACGATACGTTTGTAGGAATAGCTGCCTGTACAAAAGCCGTTGTCGCTATCTGCGTGGTGTTCGTTCCAACAGCCGCAGTGGGTGCGGTCGGTGCGCCACTCAGCCGTGCCCCGCCGTTCCAGCCGTTGCCGTTAATGTTACCAACTAAAACAGCCCCAGACTTTGTACCTGTTAGGCATTTGTAAAAATTCCAGTTGGGGTCGTATTCGTAGAAATCTACGCTGTCATGTCCAGAATAACCAAAATCTATAGCATGATAGTAGGAGTTAGCGTCACCCTCGCCCCTAAATTTTCTACACTGGAAATAACTGGTTGCGCCAGTTCCTGTTTGAAAGTTTGAAGCGGTAACACTACCTGTAACTGTACCACCTGTCAATGACAGATAGGTACTCAGTACACTGTTGTCTGCTTTTTTACTAAGTGCAGCACTAATGACTTTATTCTGTACCGGGTTAACCGATGTAGATGATAGCTCACTGTCCACTATAGCTGACGCAGGTATATTTGGCTTATCAGTAAGGTCATTGTAACTTCCACTTGTTGCTACATCTGCAAGACCAGTAATCATACCTGCAGGATGTGTATCTGGATGAGTATATACTGTATCCGTAAATTTAGCGTTGGCAGGCACAGAAGTTTCAATGGTGAAGCCGTTGAACGTCGGTGCCTGTATGCCAAACGGCGTAGTGGTTATCTGTTTCTTTTTGTCAAATCTTAAAACATTTCTAAAAGATTCTGTTCCTTTACATTGCATACCCATAAACGAAAGGGATGAATCAGCCTTTTTGTCCTCGTTAAAAATATATTGTACGATATTGTAGCCAATTCTATTAAACAAAGATGATGCCCAAGACCCCCATGTGCTTATTGTGTCTTGAACCACAACACGTTGAAGTGTGTTGTGGCCAATATTACATTTGTATGACAAGCTGTCAGCACTAGGACTACGAGCTACTAAGAACAGTGAGATGTTAGAAAAATAGGTTGTTGTGTGCGTCGCGAACGTCACCCGAGCCATATACCCTGAAGGTATAGTAATAGTTGTAGGTAGCTGAAGCCCATACAAATAAGCTAGTTTTATACTAGCACTCGTACTATCACTATCAAATACTGTCTCCCAAGTCTCTCCATCAGCAGACTGCTCAATGGTTGTTTGTGTAATATCGTTGATTGATGATAAAGCATCAGCCGCAAGCTTACACAGATATGCTTCATTGCTTGAAGGCGTACTGAGTTGGCCGTTCGGCAGAAGAATGTCGTTGAATTTTTGGTTGATGACCTTATTCTGCACCGGATTTGTACTTGTATCACTCATTGCAGTATCAACAACGATACCGCCATCAGCACCATCTTCACCCCTAGGCAACGTAAAATCCAGCACAACATTACTAGCAGTGCCACTATTGGTAACACTTGCATTGCTTCCTGCTGCGCCTGTAGTCACTGTGCCTATCTTAATAGATGCAGCAGCACCTGTGTCGCCTTTTTCACCAGCATCGCCCTTATCACCTTTAGCCCCCTGTGGGCCTGTATCTCCTTTGTCACCCTTCGGGCCTTGCGGGCCTGTCGCTCCTTGTGGGCCTCTCTCGCCTTGCGGCCCTGTGTTACCTGTATCGCCTTTAGGCCCTTTTAAAGCGGTAAGCTGTGACGCGGTAAAATCAGTGTATTTAAAAGCATCTCCCTTATCACCCTTGTCACCTTTAGCTCCGGGCAGGCCTTGCGGCCCTTGCTCGCCGCGCTCGCCCTTTTCGCCACGCTCGCCTTTTACGCTTACCGGAGCAGGATTAGCAAGACCAGCTTTGTTCGTCCATGTCATTACGCCGTCAGCATCTACGGACGGAATAAAGACGTTGACGTTCTCGCTATACTCTTTAGCCTTATCAGTGTACCCTTTGGCGGCTTTCTCGCTTGTAGCGGCGTTCTGTGCGCTCTCAACAGCCTTGTCAATCTCAATTTCTGCGCTCGCCGCCTTGTCTGCGTACTCTTTCGCTTTATCGGCGTAATCCTTTGCGCTTGCCAACGTATCGACAAGAAATGTATTAGTCAGTCTTGTTTCTGAGCCTGTTGGGTTCTCTTCAAACTCGTTGCTACTGACCCGCACCGCCTTGTCACTCGTTGTTGCAATAACATCTCCTGCGGTTTCCTTGCCTACTACTGTAAGCTGAAACTGTCCCGATGTTCTCGCGCACTCGTAAGGCACGATGCACTTGCCGTCTACAATAGCAACCTCATAGGTTTTGTTGTCCCTAGCGAACAGTGCATATTTGTCGATGCCGTCCCAATCGTCGGAGAACGTAAACAGCAACTGTACGAAGTTCTTGCTGCCCTCTGTTACATAAGCGTCCGACGTTCTTGTCAGACGCATACCGTCAATTTCAAATTCTATCTGCATTGTTTCACCTCGCTTATTTGTCGACAATGTTTGCAGTCATAGCGTTTATTGTTTTGCTCCACTCAAATTTGATGCCGTCAACAGTATCGTTGATTGTAGCACCTACGAATTTCAGCGTGTACTCTTTGCGCGGAGTTACTTCTACAACGCTACGCATATCGGTGTGTTCGGTTTCGCCGTCATCTTCTATGAAACTGTACGCCTCGCCATATCCCCATACTGTATTGTTAGCAGTATTTGTTACACTGCAACTGTACTGTACTTCTTCTCCCGGGGGAACGTCAGCATTATTCACTGTTGCTGTGAGCAGTAATTTAGTGATGCCAGCAGGAACAGTAAATGTTTCCGTGCCGTTGTCTTCAGTGGTAAACACCTTGCTGCCCTCGACGATGCTATACAATGCTACATTGGTTACGCCGTTAGCAACATAGGTTACAGTTATTTTAGTGCTATCATTGCCATAAGCTACAACGTAATCGCCTGTATGTTTATCAATGCCACCGATTGCAATTTTGCCATCAGCATCAGTTGCCTTTGCTTCGCCGTTGACTGTAACTGTATCGTTTGCCACCGATTTACCGTCATACAATATGCGCAGATAGCAAGTAATGCTGGCGGGTTGAATCTCAATCGTAGTTACAACACCGTCAGTATAGTTGACTGCCGCTTTGGTAGTCGGAGCAGTGCCGTAAGCGAATGTCTGCTCTTTTGAGCCGTTGCCGCTCATTTCGATTATTCCGTTTAAGTTGGTAGTATACTCAACGCCGTCAACTGTTATTGTCGTTGCCGCCAACGGCTTGCCGTCATAGTTAATCAGGACTTGTACAGTCACTTCCGCCGTGTAGGTGTTTGTACTGCCGTCGGTTACAAGGAACATTGCATATCCTCTAGCTATTTTAGATGTAGCAGCAGAATACTTGTGGTAAGCTTTTGTGACGCTTGCAGCGCAGCAAGCTCTAGCTATATCATTTCTGCCGTTATATAAAGTTTCCCACGAGCCATGTTCGCCAGTGTTCAGTTTCATATTCCATATAATTCTTATAAAAGCTCTCGTCTGTCCAGTTTCAAATCTACCAGACAACACAAAATTCTTTTTTTCGCTTGGCAAGGAACTCGTGACAGTAAATGTTGCTTCTGATAGTTTGGTTTCTCCGATATAAAGTTGTGCCGTAATCGTTCTTTTTGAGTTGTCATAGCTTGTGTACCCACGATTTGCATTCGGATAATCAATATTAACACTGCCATTTACATATCCGCCGGAACTTCCGTTATCTTTATTTCCGTGCTCATAATGCGCTAACGGATTTTTTATATCTAAAACTAAACTTAGCTCAATATAATTAGCAGTTTCCGGGAATGTTACGTCCATTACGTCGCTCGATACTTTAAAATCATAAGAGTAACTATAGTGTCCATACCAATACTGTTCCATTTTCAGCACATTGTAAATGCTAGTATTATCTGTACGTTCATCGTTATTTACACCATATGAGCCTTCGTCTAATCGCAAGTAGTTGTTGACTTTAAAGCCGTTTTCAGTAATATCTGTTGCTTCACATACAAGGTAAAATGTAGCGGCAGGATAACTCTCATCGTTGATTTTAATTGTCATTGGCGACATTAAAACGCTCGGAGGTGTAGGCCACGGAGCAGCGAATCTAATGTACTGCCCATCATACGCCTTGCCGATAATCATCTTTTTAACCTGTGCATATGTAATGCCGTGAGCATCAATATAGTTAATGCCCTCTTGATTAAACAAGGTATATGAGCCGTCGTTACTGCTTAATCTCAATCCCTCTTGGCTCAGTTTGACGTTACCGCCTGTAATCGTCAAAGCTCCTGTCAAGTCGATGTTGGCTGCTGCAAAGTGTTTGCCTGTTATCGTGTTCGCCGCTATCTTGTCACCGATAACGCTTCCTGCCTGTATAGCATCAGAAGTTACGCTGTCAGCGGCTAACTTCTCTGCGGTAATAGCTCCTGCTTCGATTTTGTCAGCGGTTACTGCTCCTGCGGCAATTTTAGTCGACGTAATAGCATTAGCCTGTATCTTTGCAGACGATACGGAGTTAGCCTTTAAGTGCTCCAGTGCGATACTTTCGGCAGCTATCATGCCGCCTACGATAACATTCTTGTCAAACACTGTATCGCCTGTGATATGTACCTTTTTGCCGTCTATTACAATGCCTTCGGTCGACACGTTAATAGCATTGATAACGCCGTCTTTTTTGACGCACAGAAGAATATCGTCTTGCAGTTGGTTGATGGACGAATAGTTGCAGTCGGCAGGTTTTTTGTTCAGCTCCGTAACCACGCTTGTAATACTGTTAGCGTTCTGTACGATTGCTGAACCTTGCTTATCAATCGTTGAGCCTTGCTTATCAACCTTTGTAACGATGCTAGTAATATTGTCAGCGTTGGTTTGGATAGATGCTTTGTTGCCCTTCACGTCCTCTACGATAGCGGTAATGCTCTTGGCGTTCTGCTCGATAGCAGAAGCGTTGCCTTTAACATCCATAGCGATTGCAGATATGCTGTTAGCGTTCTGCTGAATAGCTGTGCCGTGGGTTTTTAATGTTCCTTCGGCATCGTCTACACGCTTAACCACGCTTGTAATAGAGTCGGCGTTCTGCTGAATAGAAGAAGTGTTAGTGCTGATTGTACCCTCGTTGACTGTTACTCTTTTGGCTAGTGCCGTAATATCATTAGCAGTCTGTACGATAGCAGTACCCTGTGTGGTTACTGTACCCTCTATGCCCTCTACTTTCTCGTTCAAGCCATTTACTTTAGTCATAACGCTTGAAATACTGTCAGTGTTCTGATGTATACCATTTGCATTAGCGTCAATCAGCTTGTTAGCCTCATTGATGGCCGTAGTATTATCGGTAATCAGCTTTTTCAGTGCGTCGTTAATGCTAGGCTGATTGTTGGCTTTGTCAATAGCATCCTGCGTAAACTTATCAAACTTGGTATAGTCAATCGTAGGAACTTGACCTATATCAATGCCAGCTTTGCAGTCCGCTTCGCTTGTATCGCTCCATTCGCCGTCACCCAGCGGGTCGACAAAGCAATATTTGACTGTGATATGCCCGATGAAGAAGAAGTAGATATACTCGCTGTTGGCTGTGAAGAAATCGTCCTCAACAGTTTCTTGGCTATCTTTAGTCTTAATGTGAATCTTGCAGCCTGTTGCGCCCAGCGGCAAGCCTTGCATTTTAATGCGCACGCCGTCAATCGTGCTTGTTAACTGCGGCGCAGTCGGCTTCTGTGGCAATGCCTTATTAAACTCATGCACAGCAGGTTCGCTATATTCGCCGAAGATGTTACGAATATAGAGATAAGCAGTGCCGCTTCTGACACCGGGATTGGCTCTGCTCCACGTTTCTCGTGTGCTGTCCAATCTCTTGTCATTCCAAACGCCGGGGTTCTGGTCTAACCTCAATTCAAAGAAATCTATGTATTCGTTAGGCTCAAACAGCCACTTCCACAGCGGGCCTTTCTCATCCCACGTCAGCACAAATTGCGTCGGTGGATTCGGGATATATTGACTGCCTTGGATTTTGATGCTGGCTTGCGGAGCTGTGTCAAAGTCGGCTGTGTTGCCCTTGGTGTTTACCGCTACTACTTTGATATAATACGTCAAGCCTGTTGTAGCGCCGCTGTAAACAAACTGTGTGCCGCTGCTCTCTCCTGCCTTCTCCCATGCCTTGTCTTGAGCCGTGCGAAACCATACCTCGGCTTTAGCATAGTTGGTAACAGTAGTCTTTACCCATGACACCTGTATAGAGTTGATGCGAACGCCGTCATTGATTGAATGTAGCTCTAATAACTGCACGCTGCTGACGTGTCCGGGTTTTTCGCCTGTTTCAGATGTGCTGTCGTCAATCTTTTTGTTCGTCAGCAAGCCAGACTTAACGAGATAGTTTTTCAACGCAGCTACAAAAACCTTGCCGTCGCCGCTGACGTTGTTGGGGATATTGGTCAATATTTGTTTTATTTGCGCCTCGTCAAGCGCGTTGTTGTTTTCTTTATCAGCCATATCCTTCACCGCCTAAACTACGCTCTCGCACTGTATGCCGATTCTATAATATCCATCAAAGAACTGTTCAAACCCTGGTCTTGAGACACATTCAGTCGCTGCTGATTCATGAGCAGAATCACAGTCAAAGTTACAATGACGTTGTTTGTTACTGTGTCGTCGTAAGGCATTTCTTCGTTCTCTGCACCGGTAATATTTGGCGCTTTATAAAAATACTTCATGGTGTAATCTTTGACACTGGTATCGAGAAACTTAATTGTTTTACCAGTAATCTTGATGGGCAAAATGCCACACGTTTTAATATAATCATTTGGCAACGTATCGCCGTTTCTAATTACAACGTCCTTAACGGCGATAGGGTTGCCGGAACCAACAAAGTAAAGTCCGATGTAGTTTATGGCTTGATTGATGTAGCTGACAATTTCGTCATCGTCGAAATCGCCAACGCCTTCTTTATCGTTAATGCGATTGCGAATATCTTGAATGATTGCTTTAACTAACATACTTCCTCCTTTACACCATAAACGGCATACGAATCTTCGCGTGAGAATAGCGACGCATCGGCACAATGCTCTGAACAGCTTCTTCGATGCCGCTCAACATTTCTTCGTTGCTGTTGCTTAAAGCAGCAAAAGCAAAATTGCGCACCAGCGATTCAAAAACAATCGGTAAGTCAATTTCGTCGTTGACGCTCTCTACTTCTTCAAGTCGCTTGCGATAATGCACAGTAAAATCCGGCACACCGCTGTAAATCTTGCTCCCGACGATTTTGTACTCATCAAACTTCGGGGTTTCGGTAGACGGCACTACTGCAAGCGGTCTACCACACTGTAAGTCGTTTATGCCTACCAGTGTTACAAAATCGTATGGCAGAGTTGCGCCCTTCTGCATCTGTTCTGAGGTAAGATGATACTCTTTAACTTTCTCCAAAAAGTCACTGTTACGCAAAGCATAAGATGCGTTTAAGTATTCAATAACATCATTTATAGCATTAATAATCTGATAATCACTATATTTAATCTCGTCGAAATCCATAGCCTTTAGGCGGATTTTACGGATTAGTTTGGAAACCTCGATTGCCATGTTGTTTCACCTCAAAAATATTTCTTAGGAATCAACGGAGCATACTCGCGATGCACTTCAAAAAATTTCTGCACGTACTTCGTATACTCACCATTATCTCCGGCAGCCAAAGCTCTTTTAGCAGTAACAAGCCACGGGTCATAATTCCACATTTCGGGCGGGATATAGCCCATAACCCTAACCTCGAAGCCATCCTTGCCTACCGCTCTGCCGCCGCCTTCGCGCTCAGTCATGCGAGCTATCTCGGCAGCTACGCTATGGTCAAATTTGTTGACAACGTGAATTTTCTTCTCGCCGTCGATATATACTTTTTGGTCTACTAGCATTGTTTCGCCCCCCGTATTTTAATTGGAGCTGGTGACAGGAATCGAACCCGTAACCTAGTGCTTACAAGGCACTTGCACTACCAGTTGTGCTACACCAGCATATTAAATAACCGCCCCGAAACCGAGGCGGTTAAAGTGGTCGAAATCGACTAGGTTAGATTAGCGCTTGATACCGATGATTGCAGCGGAAGCCTTCGGAGCTGCGCATTTGAGGCCCAGCCAAGATTCCAGCATACGCTCATCATAAGAACCTTTCTTCGGAATGGGTACATCGTGGGTGTGTTCAAACCACTTGATGCCCCAATAGCCCATATCCATGCAGTAGATGCGGCTGTCCGGCAGCATACGATGCGCTTCTGCGGTCAGTACGCCGTAGTCGGTTTGGATAACGTCGGCAACAAGATTCAGTTTGTTCTTCTTCGCCATATCGCGATAGGAAGTAGCCTGTGCGATTACCAACTGGCTGAAAGCGCGTTTCTTGGCGGGGGACATGAACGCATGGGTAGGATTGCCGCCGCGGTTGTATGCCATTTCCATTACCGCATTGAGGTCATCCAGAGTGTAGTCGACAGTACCGCCTAAATCCAGTACGTTGTTTTTGATGATTTTAGCGGAAGTGCCAGCAGCACTCGGTTTGACCTGTTCAGCGGCAATGTTCTCAACAGCACCCTTTTGGGTGTTGAAGATAGTGAATTTGGTTTTCGGAGTAGCAGCATCGGTGCGGATGTAATAAATGGTCTTGGCGGACAAGCCAGTCGGCATGGTTTTGGCGGTGAAATACACGAAGTCACCAGTTTCCAAACCATGCGGTTTGGTGGTAGTGATAGAGCCGTCGGTGGTACCGACAGTTACATCCAACTCTTGAGTAGCCATGAAGAACGGAACGCCGCCAGTTTTAGCCGGAGTAGTCTTGTTCTGTTCTGCGTTGGTGGTCTCGTTGTTTACGAGAGCATACTCAATGTCGGCAGCATGTTTGCGAGAGCACTGTTCCAGCAAGCGAGCCAACTCATCTTCGGGGCGGTAAACTTTGGCAACCTTGCGCTGTGCCTCAGTTACATAGTAGCTGTTTACAAAGCGTTGGCAGTTGTTTTCCAAGCCTTCCAGATGGCCGATTTCCTTGGAGGAATAATCCTCTTTTTCCAAGTGAGCGTTCTCACCGGGCGGTTGCAAACCTTCGGTTAACCAACTAAATTTCAGGGTGGTTGCATCTTCCTCGGAGCCGAAACGGTTAAGAAACAGAGTGACCTCGGGGTCGATGTTGGTAATTACGTTGCTCATGTCCTCGGCGTGGCCAATCGCATCAGAGGTATGGGATTGGGAAGTGCTGTAGGAAAGGGAACGTGTTACGTCATTAATTGCCATTAAATTTTCACCTCATTAAAAAATTTTATTTAACAAAACCGCATAGCCTCGGGGGTAGCTTATTGGTTCCTGTTACGAATAAATTCAGCCAGCCATGCACGGCGGCCTCTTACGTCAGATTTTGCCAGAGCACTGTAGTCTGGCACATATACGCTGTTAACATCTCTGCCGTCACCAGCGCGTTCAACGGTCGGTGGACGATTGACGGCTCTCGGAGTTGTGCCTAAGCCGTTCTTCTGCATATAGAATAACTTGCGTGTATCCTCATAATAGTTACGGAGAATTTCGGTCTGCGCCTCGTTGATTGTGCCGTTCTGCAATGCTTGCAATACAGGGACAACAACCTGCGCCTGTTTATAGGTCAAATCATTCACGCGAGTCAGCAGCATACGGTCAATAGCGTCAAAGTTCGGCTCCTTGGCGCGCTGCTCTTCTGTAAACTGGTTGATGCCAGCGTAAACAGCTTCCTGTCTCTGACGTTGCGCCTGTTCGTCTGCATAGCGGCTCTGCATCTTAGCCATAAGGTCTTGACGATGCCATTCTTTAGCCAGCTTGTAGTTGATGAGCTTCGGGTCATCATCGTCCATAAGGTCAAGGTTCTCAACATCCTCTTCGCTCAGACCAGCGTCCTGTTGAGCGCGTGCATCAGCCTCTTTGTCGAGACCTGTCAAAAACTCTCTCATCTGCTCTTGGCGAGTTTCCGGATTCATCTGTGCTTCAATCTCAGCGCGACGCGCCGCTTCCTGTTGAGCGATAGCTCTCTGCTGCGCGTTGTGAGCTTGAACAGCTTGGTCGATTTTCCAGTCAGCATATTGACGTTGGTATTCCTGCGGAACACGTTTCTCGTCAACATAGCCTGTCGCGATTGCGTTGGAAAATTCATCAAGCGTATAAGCAGGAAGCTGCTGGTTGAACTGCTGGCCAATCTGCTGCGGAGCATCTGTCAGCTTCGGCTGGTTGGCATCAGCGTCAAACGTGTTAGGTTCTTGGGGAGTTCCCTCGTTTTTGGGCGGTTCAGTCAACGGACTGGGCTTCAAATGTGTTTTCCCGTCCTCTCCCTTGACCAAAACATAGCCTTGAGTGCCTTCTGAGTTCTTTGCAGCGGCGATAATTTGCTGATTGCCGCTCTCGCGCTTTTGCGGCCCCTCTGAGCGATTTTCAGTGTTTACGCTAGTATTTGTATTAGTAGACGCATTTGAAACGCTCTGAGAGGATTCTACGCTGTCAACATTTGGTTGACTTGTAGAAATTGTGTTTGTTTGTGGTGTGGAAGCAGAAAAATCGCTTCCAGCACCGCCAAATTCGTCAGTCATTGGTTTTACCTCCTAAAAAATTAGCCTTGGGTCTGTAATTGAACCAAGGCTTTCTCTTTCTGCTTGCCAGTAGCCACTGCGTGTTGCAACATTTCGACCAAGCGACAGACTGCTCTGTAGTCGCTTCGATGTCTTTCAATGTCTCCGTAGCTTAACGCCGCTTCAAGCATTTTTTCATCCGCTTCTTTTTTTAAGCGGAACGCATATTTATACACCGCCTCAGCATCTTCTCCGTCGACAATAAAGTCACGGAGAAGGTCGATGCGAGATTCGGCAGCTTTAATAACTTTAGAGTTATTGCGCTTAATCATTATTGAGCACCTCGTGTTCTGCGATTGCCCGCTCGGTTGTAGTAATGCCAAGTTTATCTTTAAGATACTGGCGCTGCACGTCGGGCGGCAAATCTGCAAGATTGATATTGAGACGCGGAATGGAGTATTTGGCGATAGACAGTTGCAAGCTGTTCTGCAATGCTTCGGCTTGGGCCTGTGCCTGTGCCTGTGCTTGGGCCTGTGCCTGTGCCTGTGCTTCTTCGCTCTCGGGGTCGAGCAGATATTGAGAAACATCTCGTAAGCCCAATGCTTCCAGAAGTTTACACACAAGGTTATACCAGCTCTTCGCGTTTGCAATACCGAAGTTTGCGAGCTGCGGATAAATCTGATTGAGTACCAGCATCAGATATTGAATCTGTGCCTCTCTTGTACCAGCGCCTTGTCCGACGTTGACAATCAAATCGTAATCTACGTCCAAATCCTCTTTCTTAATAGAAAGCGTCTTGTTGGTCAGTCGAATCATCTGCTCATCTTCCAGATATTTTTGGTTTAGCAGGATGATGAACTTGTAAATCGGAATAAAAAATTTCTCTGCAATGCTTCGCGCCACCATTTTGTTGCGCTTCTCAGCCATGCCAAGGATGGCAGTAATGCCAGTTGCAGTATTGTTCAAAGAGTTACTATCAAGGCCTTGGTTATATCTGGTGCTGCCGCTCTGACTTTCAACCTCGGTCTGAGCATAGTTGATTACGTCCATAGAGACGCTAGACAACGGCAGCGATGGCGGGATGAATACAGCTTCTGTTGGAGCGTTCCGCGTCGGGATGATTTCCTCGCCGCTGAACAGTGCGTCAATGTCTACCTTGCGTTCATCGACAAAAACGCGCGGGGCATTGTTCTTCGCCACGTTGGTGATAATCTGACGCATAACAGCGGTCTTTAAGTCCTGCTGTTGTTCCAGCATATCAGTGAAAGAATCGCGGTTAAACACAGCGTTCGGGTCGTAGACCGCGCTGCAAACAAAGAACGGAGGGAATCCATAGTCATTCTCTACGATGCGGATTGGCTGGTCGCCTACAGCATGAACGATGATGTTCTCGTAGATGCCGTCATTGTTCCAGTCTACCTGCATGTAAGCCTCGTAAAGCTCAACCTCTTTGGATGCCAAGTCATTGTCTGTCGGACGCTTAGCCCTGTCAGCTCTGTCTCTGTCGTTGACATAATCCAGAGTGGTCGGTTCGGTGTTACCCGAGGTGTATTCCTTTAGCGCCTTGTCGATATTCTGATAAATGCCGTCTTTTTCGCGCTGCTTCAAGTAGCTGCCGCGTACAACCTTGCGATGCGCAACGAACTTGCAGTCCTGCAAATCTGGAGCATCCGGAGTGTAGCGCAGTTCTGATGTAGGAACATACTCTACAACAGGATGATTGCTCTTGACTTTCACAAGGTCGTAAGTGACTTTGGTGAGGTCTGGCGCGCCTTCAATATCCTCAAATTTCATATTCTCGATATTGCCACCGCCAACGCCTTCCATGAGGCCCAGAATCTGCGTCATGTCGTTCAAATCAAGCATGAACTGCATCTGCTTGCGTTCTTCCTCGCGTTTCCACCACACCTTCGCAATACAGAAGTTCTGGCTTAAAGCGAGATTCAGCTCAGTCTGGCAGAAGTGATACCAGTCATTCTTTTTCTCAAGCTGGTAACGTACAAGCTCTTGTACCTTAGAAGCAACCTCGTCATCATCGACATTCACGCCTTTGACGGAAAGCGGCGCATCTGTGCCACAGAACGCTTCCATGAGGCCCGTTAGAATCCACTGACAAGAAGTCTTTACGTCCTTGGAAACCCAGTTGCTGGTCTCCGAAAGTCTTGGGAATCGCTTCTTGTAGTATTCCTCGTCGGCTTCATAAATGTCTCTGCGATGCAAAATTTTCGGTTCGATAATCTGCTTGTACTGTGAATCAGCAATATCGCGGCAGCTCTCGAACGCTCGCATGATTTTGTCTTTCTGCGATTTTGTCAAAGTATCGAGCGACAAAGTTCTGTCCTTTGCCTCGCTCTGTGCTTTGAGCATTTCCAGCGGGGATGGTGGTTGCTCCGCTCCCGGCTGGATTACGCCAGTCTGCGGCTGCTCTGGCAATGTACCACCCGTCATCATATCGACCGCCCCTTGGTTTAATCCAAACTGAGGGTTGGTCGCCTGCCATGCGCTTCGGTGGACTTCGCTGTTTGCAGCAGCAGCCAGTTTATCGTTTAAGTCTGGCATGAATTATCACCGCCTTAACCAAAGAACTCTGTCAGCACGCAGTCGCCGCCGATAACATAAAAGTTTTGACGTGCGGTCGGCAGCACTGGCAAGGTATAGGTTGTGCCAGCCTTAATCAGCAAACCTTTGCCAGCTTTGACGCTCTTGTCACCAAGATAAACATCAGTCTCGCCAGCAGTAATTGCCAAGCCGATGCGACCGCCGCGCATGTTGGTGAAAACCTCGGTGCTTGCAGCAGGAGTTGCACTGCTGGCGCTCAGCTTAGTTGTCATAATTTCCTTTACTGGACATAAAAGCATGTGTTATACCTCCGTTACCAATCCCATCTCTTGATACCTTCTTCGCCATTTGTCTGCAAAAAGTCAAGGAGGGAGCCTCTTGTTGCGCCGTATTTATTACGAGGGGGTTCTGGTTCCGGATGTGCTCTCTTCCAAGCCTCTACATCAGCGCCATCATCGAAAAATTTGACAGCTCCAGTATGTCCGCTTTGCTGAGGCTGATAGCCGCCTCTCGGAGCTTCCGGGTAATCCATAGGAGGTTCGGTGTAACCGGGGCCATAACCGCTGTAAGATGGTTGCACATCTCTACTGGGAGCATATTCACGTCTGGCAGAAGGATACTCAGAAGGCATAGATGGAGCCATAGTCGGACGTGCCTTTTGATACAGGTTCTCTTCGCCCTGTCTGCGAGAAGCCATCTGTTTGCGTTGAGCAGCTTCTTTGTCAGCCCATCGTTTATTGGAGGCACTAATATCAAAACCGCGGCCATCGTCGTTATAAATACCCGCTTCCAAATTACGTGCATAGTTTTCCATGCTCTGTGCAAGGTCGTCGCGGCCTCGTGCTCGGGCTTCGGCAGCACGCCTGTAGTAATAAATAATGTCATCTTGTACGCTCATTGTTGAACCCTCTCCTTTTACAATCTACCGTATTTTCTTACCTGCCCCAGCTTCTTTGCCCGCTGGTACAGGTTTTTTCTTGCGAAAGATACAGGATAAGCAAAGGTCAGACACAATGCGTCAGCCATATCTGGTGAACGTCCTGTCTTGTCTTTGATGCTCTCCTTGCTTTCAAGTTTGATTCTGTTCATGCCGTCAAAGGTATATTCGGGCATTGACAGCTCGGTGCGCAGGTTCGGGTCATACGGCAACGAACCACCCTGTTCAAGCCACTGTCGGCAGCCGTCCCACACTTCGGCACGTTTATTCATATAACGTGTATCCTCGATAGCCTTACCGCCAAAGGGAACTTCTACAACTTCCTTATAGCCAATCTGACGCAAGCGGTCGATAACACCCTCGCCACGGCCAGCATCAATAAACACCGTGTCCGGCCCCCAATCGTCAATCTCTCTGGCGACAATTCCGGCAAAGGTCATATTGTCGACTTCTTTGCAGACAATCGGCTCAAAAGTCATCAGACCTTGGCGCTTGAAGATTACGCAGCTATCGTCACCAAAACGTGCAACATCGACACCCATAACCTTAGGCATACCCTTGTAATCTTCTTCCTGTAGGTCTCTTTCCATGGCCGCGTTGATAGAATCCAGCGAGATAAGGCGGTTATAAGCGTTCGCAGCAAAATCACAGTACAGCTCCTGCCGTATCTCTGTCTTTGTCATTTCACGCTTCATGTCCTCAAGTTCTTCCGCAGGAATGATACCTGTTTCATCTACCGTGTACAGGCAAGAGAACCAGTTGTTGTTCTTCTGCGCCTGTAAGTAAATGTCGTAGAACTGATTCTGCCCTTTGGGAGTACCAATAAAAACAGCCCAGCCGTGTCGGTCTGATAAGGCTGGTCGGATGACCTCGCCCCACAGCTCTTTACGTATCTGGGCATATTCGTCTATTACTACACCGTCCCAGTACGTACCACGAAGGCCGTCTGGTCGGTCAGCACCAATTATATAAATTCTCGCTCCACGAGCATCCTTATGATAGCTTGGGAACTCTACATACAGTTCGCTCTCGTTGACCTTTCTGTCGGGAATCCCCGCAGTGTACCGCTTCAAGTAGTCCCACGCAATCATCTTCGCCTGTTTCAAGAACGGCGCAAGATATGCGTAGTTCGGCGAAGGATATTTTGTCATCGTCAGAGCCTTCTTAATGAGGTGGTTGACACTGCCCACGCTCTTTCCGAAACGGCGGTGCGCTACAATTACCGCAAACCTGTACTGCTCAAGATTAGGATGCAGAACATCCCTCCAGAACGGTCTAGGAGTATACGGAATTGTAATGACCTTAGCATCAGCAGCAACCGTCATCAGAGGTGCTTTCTACCGCTTCGGGTGCCGGGGGCAATGCCCCCTCTTTCTCCACAGGTGACGCTTTAGTGTCAATCACATCACCAGCGTTCTCAGCCCAGCCAAATACCAGAGGCTGACCATCGCCACTCGTAAGCTGACGTGTGCTCTTTTCCTCCCACCCGGCATTGTTCTTCAAAGCAAACATAATGCCAGTAGGAGCCTTGGAATATACCAGCTTGCCCTCAAGATAGTCCTCAAGCCTCAACTTTGCATCAGCCAAGATGGTGTTGTAGGCTTCGTCCCTCTTGTTCACATAGTCCAGCATCTGACCACGGCTCTGGAATCCCAAATATCTGGCAAGACCACTGTATGTGGGCGGCTTGCGCTCCTTAATCTTCGTTTCCCCAGTCCTCGGGTCAATCACTTCCGGCAAGCAGTAGTCAAAATACTCTCTGACTTTGTTTGCCATGCTCTGAGGTGTGGGGTACATAGTTACAATGCTGCCACCAGCACCAAACAAATCACTCATAATCAATTCCTCCTTGTTGTCGTTGTTGTTGTGATTGTATTTTAAAAGCCTCGTACACACTATACGGAGGCTGATACAGTGCTAATCGTACAAGGCTCTTAAAAGCGCATTAAAAAAGCACTGTAATTTCTTACAGTGCTAATAATAAACAGTGCTATGTAGGTACTGTGTAAGTCTAGGTACTTATTGTTTTACCCCTACCCCTATACCCTACCCCTTGTTTTGTAGAGAATTGTTAGATTTGGAACTGATAGTGACGTAAAGTGTTAGTGTTAAACTCTTGTGTCTAAGTGTTTAATAATTAAGCTTTAGTTTTAACCCGACTAGATATGGGGTATTGGATAAAGGGCATCCGCGAATGGGTACTTAGTACTAGGAGGGTAGGGGGGCTGGTAGGGGGTGTTTTTTACGTCCGATAATATATCTTATGTTAAATTCTACCATTTTACCTCATTCTACCATTACACTTTTACCTCTTTTCTACCATTATAACCTATAAGGTTACACCTTAACCATGGGGATGATAATCATACTCTACCATTCTTAACTATGCGGGATACATTCTTATAGAATAATAGCGTGGTAGTTGATATGTATCAATCAACTACCACGCTTCTTACTCTTGTATACATCTTAAATGTATGAGTGTTACCTTGCTTCACCTTCACCATTATACCACGGCTTTTTACTACCTTATTTCGGTAATAAGCAAAAATTTTCCGTATTTGGTTGGGTAGGTGAAAAAATACAAAAGTCGGAATATTCGGTATAATATAGACAAGGAAACGCCCCGAATCCTAGAAAGGGCAAGTCCCTGGTTCCCCGAATCCTAGAACGGGAATCATGAACCTTGATAATTCCATAGCGAGGCCTTATCTTAGCCGGAAATAAGATACTGATTTTTAGCGAAAATAATTTGTTAAGAGTCGGTCGCCACCTACACGCCACGGCCAGCCATTGCGAATGGGCGCATGAGTACCGTGGACGGGATGAAAGTGAAGTACCTGCGACAACACCGTCGTGATGACAGCATAGCGGGGAAAAGCAAGTAATTGAAATTAAGGGACGGGTACCGAAAAGCAATAAATATTTTTGCCGTGATAAAGTCAGAAGCAGAAGCATAAAGCATAAAGCATTTTCCACCACCTTTTTTGGCGGGTGGGAATGTATAAAGCAGCGTCGCTCATGGTAAATTGAGTACGGCGTGAATATATATTCCCCCAGCTTTAAGCGCCCGACTTAATTATTTGAAAGTAGGGTGATATTTATGAGTAAACGGAAAAATACCGCTATGGCGTCTAAAAAGTGGACGCCTGCAAGAGAATATGCGTGGCGTTGTGAGCAGGCAAGCTTGCAAGAGGGTACAACAAAACGTCTTGACAGCAAGCAAGGCTATTACCGTCACAATGCCGAACGGGAACGCAAGGAACCCGTGTATGACGAATACACGGAAAGCGTTTTTGAGAAGTGCCGTACAAGCGGCAAGAAGTACATTATTCATACTTCTTATTCTTCCCGTTTTTCCCCGTCGGAAAAAACGGGAACCGTAACCGACAGAGAGTTCTTTAAAGCTCTCTATGCATGAAATATTGTCGGGTGCTTAAAGCTGGGCAACCAGTCACATTATGAAAAAGGTAGGTATGGTTTTATGAAAGTAAAAAAGCGGAAACTGAAGCTAAACGGAGGGCTAGTATTAGAAACACACCTCCACGGCAGCGCCGTGACGAGGGCTTATTTTCTAAACGGCAAACAACTCGGCAAGTTTGAACAAATCAGTATTGTTAGACTAGCCGAAAAACTCCGCCTCCCAATAGTTCAGTTTGCGGCTTACGTTGGGTTCGACGTAACGAACCCGTGGACCCGTGCCAAACTTGGAATTTAAGCACTTATGCAGGACGCCACCCGTTGACGTCTTGCCATGGTGGCTTAATGTTACCTAAATTTGCGAAAAGGTGGAATGTAGAATGAAAAAAGGCGAATTTCACGCACGTGTACAAGCGATACGGGAGCGAAACGCAAGGCAGGATAAAGACTGCTTAGAGGTGTTGACACTTTTAACACTTCTTGCCGTACTCTTCATAGCTACATTTTGATGCTATGGCAAGCACATGACTTGAAAAATTCGTGTGCTTGTAGAGTGCATCAAATACACTCTGTTGCCGTAAACGGTGGTATATGGCAACATTACCAATCACCAACCGACTTATAAAAAAGGGTGGAAAATATTATGGAAAACATGAAAAATTATGCTGAATGTGCAGACTGCGGAGAAAAATTTGAAGTTAGCGAGCTGTTCCCCGGTGTTGACGGCAAGCTCTATTGCGAATCTTGCCACGCTGAATTGTTCGCAACCTGCGAGCGTTGCGGTGAAATCTGCTACCGTGACGACCTCGCCAGCGTCTACGTTGGCCACGCAGGTTGGGAAGAATGGTGCCCGAACTGCGTCGATGACTTCGCGTTCGAGTGCGAGGACTGCGGCGATTTGACATCCAATGATTGCCGCAACGACATCGACGGCGAGGACATCTGCGACGACTGCGTTAACCATAGCAGCCGTTATGAGGAATGTGTCTGCTGTGGCGAAACCCACATCGTGGACAACATGAGTTATAGCGACCGTCAAGGCGGCTACGCCTGCGACGATTGCTATAATGACTGCACCGTCATTCACAACTACCACAGCGGTCCTAGACCGTTGCTGTGGCTGTCTGATAACCCCGAGGACCGCTATAACCGCAAATACAAGCTGTTTGTGGGCGTTGAGTTGGAAATCGACAAAGGCGGCGAGCGTGATGACCATGCCGAAGATATTGTCGACGCTGGCGGACACACGCCAAACGATGACATTACCTGCGAGTCTGATGGTTCATTGGATAACGGCTTCGAGATTATCTCGACTACCGCTACCACTGATTACCATATTCGCCATTATGGCTGGGCCGATATGATGGAAAAAGCCATCGACCTCGGCTATACCAGCCATGACGCAGGTACTTGCGGCTTGCACGTACACATGGACCGCGAATATTTCACGGACATGCAGCAAGCTAATCCGGAGGCAATTCTGACGGTAATCGTCGCTAACAACGACGATTGGTTGAAGCGTTTCAGTCGTCGTACCTACTTCGGTTATTGCCAGTTCTTGCCGGAACGCTACAAGTTCCGCGCCGAGGACTTCAAATCCAAAGATAAGTACGGTAACGAGCTTGACCGTGGCGACATATTGTACCGTCTGAGCAACGCTCAGCGTCAACTGAGCGGGCACGGTTCCTGCATGAACTTCGACGGCTACCGCACGTTAGAGATTCGTTTCAACCGCGGCACGCTGAACTTCGCGACATTCGTTGCGACCATGCAGTTTGTACAAATGTTGGCAGACATTACAAAATCCTGCCATCACGTTGAGCAGGCTTGCGAGGTTACTCTCCGCAACTTCAAGTCGCTGGCGCGTCGTCGCGGCTACAAGGAGTTTTTGGACTACTTGAATCGCCGCAACATTCAGTAATTTAGGCGCTTACGCATGGCATCAACGCTTGTTGGTGTCATGCCATGGTTGCCTAACAGCAATCTAAATTTATGAAAAAGGTGGTATAAATTTATGTGTATTATTGCTTATTTCCCGAAAAAATCCAATGTCAAGGAGGAAACTATCCGCACAATGTTTGAGAACAACCCGGACGGCGCTGGAATAATGTGGAAAGAGAGTTACGACTCCCCAGTCCGCATTAACAAGGGTTTCTTTAAGGTCGAGGACCTTATCGAGGCCTTTAACAAAATTCCAGCCTCTTGCGAGCGCGCTATTCACTGCCGCATTGCGACGGCAGGAAAAATCTCGACAGCTTGCTGCCATCCGTTCCCGATTCGCCCGAAGGTCGACGCCATGAAAGCGGCGGAAGATAGTGCTGACATGGCATTGATGCATAACGGTGTGATTAGCTATGCCAATCCTACGCAAGGTATTAAAGCTAACTATTCCGACAGCATGAACTTTGCTGCGAAATTCTTGTTCCCGCTCCGTCGTCAGCTCGACAAAGAGTGCGTACAGACTCTGATTGAAGAGTCAACTTCTTCTCGCCTGTTAATCATGCGAGAGGGGGCGGAAACCCTTATGTTGGGTGACTGGAAGTATGACGGCGGGGTGTATTACTCCAACACGACATACAAACCGTATGTTGCGCCGAAATTCGCCAGCTACGATTGGTATAAAGCATACTACGGGCAAGATGATTGCCGTGCGTATGTTGACGACTTCGGCTATGAAGAGGGCGATTCTTTGACAACGGAATACGTTATCTTGGATATTGCGGATGCATCTTTCGACGATGCAAAGAAGAAGGTGTCCGACGCATTGGACGCTTATCCCGATATTGAATACGATATTTACCGTTCCGGTCTCGCTGGCGAATTAGAGGTCCAAGCGATAGGATTACCCGCTAACCTCAAAAAGATTGCCGACTTCGAGGTAATCGAACGCGGCATGTATTAAGTCACAGCCATAGTGTGTCAGCCTTTGCTGGCGCACTATCACGGTGATTTAATTCGTTAAGTCACGAAAATATTAAAAAGGTGGAATGTGGTTATGTTTAGCGAAGTTACTGTTGATGTTGACGGGCAGGAAATTACATTGAATCTTTGTGCAACTACGCAAGGTACGTTTGTAAGCTTCCGTAATTGCTACACGCAATGTTATGTGGGATACGACTTCGACGAAATGATTGAGGCGTATATCCAGCATCTGCGAAACATCGCAGAGGGTTTAAGGCATCATTAAGTCACAGCTATAGCACGTCACATTGTTGGCGTGTTATCACGGTGGTTTAATACCCCGGCATTATATTAAAAAGGTGGAATGTGATTATGAGAAAGTACAAAATGTACATCTTCTTTGAAGACGTGGAGCTTGACGCCATGGTTCACGCATTGGGTGACGTGCAACGAGTGTTGCTGTCTTGCCCGCACAGTTCCATTGAGAGCATCCGTCAGCCGGAAACAAATTTGTGGCGATTGATTGTCACCACAGAGCCTGCCACAATGAATGATGCTTGTAGCACGATGCATAGCAATCTTAACATCGAAAACTACTTGGTGGCGCACGCTTGAGTTGAGTGCAAACCCAGCGCATCAACGGAATGTTGGTGCGCTGGAGGGGTTACTCAACCCGTATGAAAACGAAAGGTGGAATGTTTAATGGAAATTAAGATTGTCAACTTGTGTGACCACGAGATTAACGTAAAGGATTCTAACGGAAAGTTTTGGAAGTTAGAGCCGTGCGAAGGCGAACCAGCGAGAGTTAGCGGCACATTCGCTCCAGCATTTTATTTAGGGACGATAGGCGTGAGCCGTAAAGTCAGCACAACAAACATCAACCTGCCTCCAACAACAGAGGGGACGATGTTCGTTGTATCTCGCGCGGTTGCCGAGGCTAACCGAGGGCGCAAAGACCTTATGTTTCCCGGCCCGCAATACTTTACCGATGACGGCGTAAAGTATTGCGTCGGCCTTGAAATCTGCTGATTCAGTCTATTCACAGGGTGTCAGCGTGCTCTGGCATCTTGTGGGAGTGGCTGAACCGCTCGTTATATTAGAAAGGTGGAATGAATTTATGAAAATACTTATCAACAGTTGGTTGCCATTGACAGTAGATGTTGGTTCAAACTATACCGAGCTGGAAATCCGGGAGGACGAAGAGGAATCCTTGTCAAAGCTGCGCGATGCCATTGAGTTTCATTACTTCAAGCAGGAGTTTAAGGACTTCTTGATGGTCGAGCACGAATCGGCTTGTATATCAAAGGCTTCCAAAGATAGCACTATGAAAAAGTTTTGGGAGTTGTACCAAACTACCCGAAGCTCTTATCTGTCTGAGTTTGAAGCGTTCGAGAAAACCTACGAACGAGCCAAGAAAAACCTCTGTTTCTATTGGCAATGTTCCAGATGCGGTTGTGATGTATTTGGGGAGTTCCCCGAGGTAGATGCTGACGGCAACGTATATTGTGATTGCTGTGACGAAAACTACATGGGTTATTGTGATTACTGCGACTGCAAATACGATTACGAGCACAAACTTTATCGTGTCGACAACGACAAATATATTTGCGAGGACTGCTTGCCAGACAAGTTGAAAGACGGTTCGTTGAAGCTGGGCACCAACGCTACTATCACAACTCGTTAAGCGCAAACCTAGCACACCAGCATCTGTTGATGTGCTAGAGGGGTTGCTTAACCCGAAGATTATTATGAAAGGTGGAATAAAAATTGGGAAACCGCGCTGTGATTTTAAACAAGAACGACATGCTGGCAGACGGCAAAATTAATCCGAATCAGATTGGAGTGTATCTCCATTGGAACGGAGGTCGTGACAGCATCGAGTCATTCTTAAAGTATTGCAAGTTGAAAGGCTATCGCTCTCCTAGCACCGACTGCTATGGCTGGGCTTGCTTATGCAACGTCATCAGCAACTTTTTCGGTGACGGAATGTCTTTGGGTATCGACATTGCCAGCCGTCTCGACTGCGACAACTACGACAACGGCGTATATATCATCGACCATTGGGAGATTGTCGAACGCTTGTACAACCACGGAACCGAGCAAGCAAACTATGACGTCGATTCTTTTGTGCTTGAACTTAACGAGAGGATGCCGGAGCAAAACAGAATGGACGCCCGTGTTCTTAAAGAACTCTTGAAAGCCGAAGAAGTTCCTTATCAAGAGCTGACAATGGGCAATGTCATTTGGACTCAATACTCCGGGGACTGGGAGAAGTTGATTGTTACTGAGGTGCAAGAACACAGCGGCTTGATTGTTTGCTCTGGCCCCCACGGCAAGAGCACTAGTCTTTATAAGCCAGCTTTTGTTTTGAAAGTTAACTTCGAGAGCTAACTTAATCTACTAGCATCCCACGATTTGTGGGATGCACTTGAATATTTAAAAGAAAGGTGATGTAATATGAAAAATTATGTAATTCTTCTTAGTCCGGAAATCGACGGTGACAATCTGTACTCAGTTGCAACCGCAGAGGTTTGCGACGGCGACACTTTAAAGCTGGAGAGATGCTACGCTTTGCTTGATTGTGACCTGATTGACATTCACGTCATCAGTGAATTGGAAGATGAACTCTTACTGATATTCGATGACGAATTTCTGTTGAAGCATCCTCCCGTGCCAAATGTTTTGGCGAGCCAGCTTGACCAACAAGTTATCTGTGGTAGCGCATTACTGTGCCGCTCTGGTGCCGACAGCTCATGTCTTCCGTTTAGCGCGGCAGAAGCAAATTTAATCGTCACCTTATTGAAAAGGTTCCAACGCTGTACCTCCGCAACGCTGAGCAGGGAGGATGAATAAACTCTACTGAGCGTCATGATGCCTGTGCGATAATTCAAAAGCCCCTAGCCTATATGGTTAGGGGCTTTTTTGTTTTTCAAGGTATTACTTTATTCATCTTTCACAATTAAGTAGTTGATTTTTCTATCGTATTATGGTATTATAATTGTAGCGAAATAATATTTCGTATTACCGTTAAATCATAAGGAGGCATATATCATGGAACAAAACATCAAAGAATCTCGCAGCTTTAAAGAGGGTGCAGGACGCAGAAAAGAACTTCCCGAAGGAGCAAAGGTTACATCCTTCAAGCTGACCGACACCGAGCGCATTGCAGTAAAGAAGTTTATCGCCGACCTGCGCGGAAGTGGAAAAAGCAAGGCTAAGATGCTTGAAGCTAAGAGAGAACAACAGACCAACGCAATCATCAGAGCGACAGCAAAGCCTTTTGCGGAAGCGTTGTGTGAAGTCATCAATCTGTATGGCGGACGCGGTAAAGGTTTTAGAATGGCTGAAAGCGTAGCTACAGCTATCAGCGTCATCGCTTTTAAGGATGCCGTGCAGAAATGGGAGTGTGAGAACCCGCGTAAAGAAATTTAATAAGCAAAAAACCCACGGCTTTCGCCGTGGGTTTTTTGTGAAAAAAGGTGGTAAACGAACCTAACATATTAAGGTGGAATGTTAGTTGGAAAAATGCAATAGCGCTTACCGAAAATTATTATATCACGGCTGGCACAAAAGTGCCAGCCTTTTTTGTTATTCAAATACTTTTATTACCCCTAGTTGTATCGCACATTTTAAAGCATAATCAATGCCTATATCACGGAGTTTATAGTATTTCCCGTAAGTTAAACCAAGCTCTATACAGCTTGTCGCCATAGGCTCATTTTCAAAAAACCTACGGTGAAGTATTTCGCTTACCAATTCTTCGTCATCGAAGTGCATAAAGGTTTGTTCAACTATGGTTAGCCATTTTTCGGGGTGGACTATCACCTCTTCGTTGATTCTGTCAGCGTTGATGATAACCTTCCCTAACGGCTGATAATGTTTCATGGCTATCGTAGCAGTCGGGTCTGATATGAAGGCATGATTGCTACTGCCGCCGCCCGTCCTGCCGCCGCTTTGATAGTAGCCCTGTTCGGCTCTTGCTATTTCGACGGCTTGTCTTATTCTGTGATAGTAGTAAAACATTTTTTCAACCAGAGCGAACCCTTTCTGTGGATTCCTTCCCGCTCTCCAGTTGCGTCTGCGCCTTCCGTTGACGCTAGGAGTTTCTAAGGTCATAGTTAAGCTCGCCCCAATTCTCTGGTTTCCCGACCAATACCTCAACGCTTTGCTGGTCGTTGCTCTTTGCGTATCGCTTTGCAACAAGAGTGCTAACTACTTGTTTGCAGTTCTTATAAGCTATGCCGCACAACGCATACATTATTACTCTCATTATGGCGTCAACTTGCGGATAACGGACTGGCAACTCTTGGTTTTTTCTCATGCGTTCCACTCTGTCTACACGAACGCCAGATGTAGGCACTGGAAGGTTTACTGTAATAACGATATACACCGGACTGCTTTCGTCATAGTTCCAGTTCTGCGTCGCAATAGCGTTCTTGGCTATCATAGCTACCACGGAAGCGTAAGCATTTTGGGTTGTTTTTCTTGGCTTTTTCTTGTAGTCCCCCTCTTGCTTTCTAGGTCCCTGTCTTTGCCCGCGGCAAGGAGGTCTGCCCGGTATAGAGAACTCTATTTTCTCTTTACTCTTAACCCACACCATGCCAAATCACCTCACTTAGAAGTTGAAGTTATCGTCCAGTTCCTGCTGTGCTCCCATGTTCGCGAAGCCACCGCCGCTGTTAGAAGATGCGCTGCTTTTGCTGTCGATGAAGTCAAAGCCATTGACCATGATAGAAGTGCTTTGCTTCTTGTTGCCGTCCTTGCCTGTGTAGCTGCTGACTTGCAGGCTGCCGTTGATAAGGATGCGGCTACCCTTATGGAAGTAGTTGCCGATAGCCTCGCCAGTCTTGCCGAAGGCGGTGCAGTTAATAAAGTCAGCCTCTTTGGGCTGGTCTTTACGGAACGGTCTGTCAATAGCAACAGTGAACTTGCAGTACACCTTGCCGTTCTGAGTGTAGCTTACCTCTGGTTCTCTAGTTAAACGACCTAAGCCAACAAAATGATTCATGTTTATATTCTCCTTTCGTTATGTCGAGTGCATATATCCCCCGATTAATATGCGAGTGTGTTGAGGCAAGCGATATGCACTCGCCTCAACAGTTATGAAAAAATTATAAAGCAGTAGTTATGTGTACATCCTTCTCGTCAGCGCCATTCTCCTTGGCGGTCTTAGCCATTTCGATGCGATATTCTTGCGGAGTCAAGAAGTACAGTTCGTTGTCCAAGCGGAACTCGCACTCTCCCTCTTTAGGAGCTGTGCGGATAGGCTCAACTTCAATGCGATGAAACACCTTGCGCCACTTACAGTCCTTGACGTACTTGCCTTGCTCGCAGCACATGCAAGCTTTAAGTGCAAGGTCTAAGAGGTCGTACAAATCCTCGGTTTCAACGGTAATATTAGGCTCTCCGTCTCTAGCTCTGACCGGTACGCTAGTGCAGAGTTTCAAATCCGCTTGCTTTCTACGGCGTTTGAGGCTCGCCAGTTGTTTCTTGTCAAGATAGGCAATTCGTTCCTCAATAATGTTCTGACAATATGTCGCAACACATTTGAGTTTCCGATGCCACGCCTTATCTTTTGTGGTTTCAGCGGCTTTGTCGGCTTCGCCAGCGAGAATCCCTATTTTCAGCCAGCTAAGGTATTCCTCTTTGCTCATGTATTTCTCCTTGTTCAAGTCTATCCCTTCTTCCTTTTATTTTAAATCAATTCCTGCTCTCTTCGGTATCTTCATCCCCGTCCTCTATAACAAAGAACGTATCAATCACGACATAGAAAATACCAAACGTCAAGCAGCTACCAAGGCCAGCGCCCATAGCAAAAGCCATTACTAATTCCCAATCCATTAACGTCCCGCCTCCATTTGTTCTTTCTCTTTATCAAGAGCTTCGCAGAGCTTCTTGTAAATGTAAAGTTTGATAACGCTATACACGGCAATGTCTTTAAGCGATTCGTCCACTTTGTCGCCCATAGTGCCGTGCATAGCGACATGAACAATATGCTTACGTTCGTAGTTGGATATTTCTTTCCACATTCGTTTCCACCACAGCCATTCATGAGGGACTGCTTCGGAGCAAGAGCAAGAGAATGGTTCATTGTTGTAGACAGCCTCTTCGAGAATAGCTCCCAACTTTAAATTTTTCAGCGGCTCGCCCGAGCCATACTGAGAGTTTTTTGCAATGAACAACTCTTTAAGTTCATCGAAAGTCTTACTTACGAACGCCACATATTCTGCATTGGCGCTGGTTGTAGCATCTTCTATACGCTGTTCTTTACTCATGTTTCTTTGCCTCCCTTTTACGTTTCAGACTAGCATTAGCGACGGCTTTAACCTCGCCCATGTTTTGATAATACCCTGTGACAACCACTTCTGTATAGGGTGCATCAGCATACATCTTGATGATGTGAATGTCATAGACCTGTTTGTCGTCGGGATAGACCACACCATTCATGGCATCAAGGTATAATTTGACGATGTTATCGCCGTCTGGTTTGCCCAAAGGCATGACGGCCTCTATTAGCCCAGCCTCGGCAAACCATTTTTGTCTGCCAGACGGAACCTTTCGGCATGATTTAATCTCGACTTTGAGCGGCATTTCGGGGCTGGGCAAGTTCCAGCCCTGTTCAGTCATGGCTTGCTGCGCCATTAGTCTGATTGCCGCTTTTTCCTCGGTGCTTCCTTTAGGTTCGTAGGCTCTGACGTGACCACTGATTGTGGTAAATCTAGGTCTGCCTTGCCCTACTGGCTCTCCCATAACCTTGAACCGCAGGATTTTCTTCCCGCAGTTCATTGGTTCCTTAAAGTTCACTACACATACCTCCTGTATTAAAATTTGCCGCTGCTGCCGTAGCCACCGCCACGGTTGCCGCTCGCATTGTCGCCATCGGTGATGCCGTAGTGCAGGAAAATTCCTTGCATACAACGCTCACCCTTCTTGATGACATATTCCTCATCAGAACTGTTGATGAACATAGCGCCAATGTTTCCGTCGTTGTCGGGGTTGTTGGCGTAATCCGCATCGATGATACCGGAGCAGTGAACCATAAGGCCGTGCTTGACAGACAGCCCGCTTCTGATTCTCAAAAACAGGAACATATCCTGCGGCATAATAGCCTTAATGTTGAAATGAACGAGCTTGCTGAGTCCGTGTGCTGGAACAACAATATCATACGGAGCATAGAAGTCATACCCCGCAGCAGATTTCGTACCGCGCATCGGAATCTTTGTGTCAAGCGGCGCACCCTTGACTGGCTCAAATCTGATTGATTCTTTTCGACCATTCTCGGGGCCGTACACAAGCTCATCAAGAGAACATCTCAACGATTCAGCAAGGCGCATCGCTATGTTTAGTGCGACTCCCGTTTTGCCATGCTCTACGCAGCTAAGATGTACTTGGCTAATCGCAGCCTGTTTTGCTAAATCAATCTGAGATACGCCACGTCTGCGTCTTGCCGAGGAAATGTTTTTTCCCAGAACCTTCATATCTTCTTCAATCATTGCTGTCATTATTTCTTGTCTCCTTTCTTATGTCCGAAAGAACAGGATTGTTCTTTGCAGCCAGAGCATCCCATAAAGTTTCTGTCAAAAATCTCTGGTGCTGCTTTCGCTAACTCTTTGTGAATCTGCTCAGCTAATTCTCTGTGTTCTGGCATAGCACGTCGACACAGGCGTTTCGGCAGGTACTCATACCAAGCACGGAAGTTGCCAGTCACCACTAAAGATGTCTCAACGCCCTGTGGCAAAAAGTAGGCGGCATCCTGTTCTGCAAGACCATCAGCAATACATTCTTTGTAAGCATGAAGCATAGGATGCTCGTCAATCATAGTATCAACAACTTCTTTGGGCACACCATGCTTTTTAGCAAAATCATACATACCATCAGGGATAATGCAAGTATCAAAGACACTACCTCTAGCAGACTTACAGGTGAAGCTAAGGTGGCGATGTCTCGTGAGCTGTCCTAAAACTCGCACAGAGCAAGTTACCAAAAAGGAAGCATAACAGTGCTCCAAGACACTAAGATGCCCGCTCTCGATAATCTTCTCGATAGACTTTTCGGCAACATCCTTGCCATACGGCTGGCTGCAAGCAGTCTTTAAAAGCTCCATGTAGTTTGGTGTGATTGAGATTAACTCTACTGTTGGCATTTGTTGTCCTCCTTTAATTTTCTGCGTTGTTCTTTAACTGCTTCCAAGAAAGGTCTTTGAAACTCGCAGTCATCATCAAACTTAACCTTCCCGTCCCCATCTCTGCGCATCTCCATCAGCTCGAAGTTCCATTCAAGGTCGCGTTCCATTTGCGCCAGCATCCAATCGGGGAAACGGTGAAGATTTGTCACCAGTTCGCATTGGATAGCAGACAGGCTTTGTGTGCCTATCCTATGTACAGCATATCGAAAAGCAAACAACATCACAGTCAGTTCAGCATTTGGCATTCTTCGCCCTCCCCGTCATTTTCGCGAAGCATCTCTTCTGCAAATGCGAAAAAAAGCTCCAATTCTTCGATAGCTGCTTCCTCACCGCGATTTCTGCGCATTGCATTGCCCATCTCAGCTATGAGTTGAGCCAGACAACATCTAAGTATTCTGTAGTTGCCGGAAACGCCGAAAGTGATGGTTTCACCGTCCTTGTTTCCATAGGCAACCATGAACGGTACATTGCTTTGCTTCAACAACTCATACGCCTTTTGGGCTTTCTCGTAATCAATCATTTTTATTCCTCCTTTATTCATACTCAAACCTAAAGCGTTTGAGCAATGAATGTGTTATATCGAGAAGTTCGCTAATAGCTTCGTCATCGTCGCTATCGTTGCGTACATCTTTCATAATCTCCCAAATTATGCCAGTAATAAGGCTTTTCACTGTTGAGTAGTTTCCAGCTATACTACCGCTGAAAGTTCCGTCATCGTTCTCGTAAGCTAGTATACATACAGCGCCGCTTTCTTCAAGCAGTTTTACCGCCTGTTTTAATTTCTCGTGGTCAATCATTTTTCTACCTCCTTAAATGCAACCGCCACAGCAGCCGTGCGGAATTTCATCGTTTACTAAAGATTCTAATTCTCTCCAGTCGTCTTGCAGTTCTGGCGCAAGAGCGTTGCGGTCTATTAACCAATCGCCTTCTTCGACGTCCGCTTCCCAATCTGCGTCAAAGCTTACGCTTCCTCCGGATATTAAAACTCCATACATCGAATATTGCTTGCCGTCTTTTTCTACAACCAAAGTTCCGCGGCACAAATTCGGCCAAGCTCCGTCGTAAGAAATAAACTTAATCATTTCTACCTCCTTTATAAAAAGCGGCGACAAGGGATTCCTTGGATTTTACGCAGGCCTGTTTCATCAGTCCATAACAATAATGGGCCTACCGTTGCCAAGTCCGCAACCTACTGCCATTCGGCAACCCAGCCGCCGCGCCCTAGGGCTTAATTTAAATCAATATAGCACCAACGAATAACAGATATTTCGCCGCATATTTTGGTATCGTTCATATCACGAATGCCGTTACCTTCTCTGAACCCAATCAAATACTCTCTCATCCATTTAATTTTGTTTGGATTGATTTCAAAGAGGCAGTCTTTCAATTCTACCGGCATAACATCATTACCATGCCATTCGCCACATATAGGCTTGTTATTCATTTTCTTCACCTCTTAAACTTTTTCAAGGGAGTTTTAGAAGGGAAAAGTGCAACATGTTGCAAAAATCTCTTTTATAATCCCCATCTGCCACCGCCAATCATCCGTATAGTACTGCCTGCGAGGCTTTGTTACCTTGATTTGGTCGGTCACTAAATAGACGCGGTTGCTACGCCTACAGCTAATAACTGTTGTTTTCGTCCTTCCTTCTGTTTTCATCGCTCTCTTACCCACTTCTTAGCAAACAGTCTCAGATAATGAATATACCCGTTATCGGTCAGCGGTTTAACCTCTTTGCGTACTTTCGGCTTTAAAACTGTTGTGATTGGATAACCATCTACAATTAAGCCTGCGCCCTTTTCCTTGCACGTAGCTCTAATTTCGTTTTTATACTTGCTGTAAAGCTCTTGCGGAACGAAATAATAAAAACCTCTAACATCTGGGTGGTCATGGTATTTATCTTTCTTTTGGTCGGCTCTAAAATCAGAAATACTGATTTTAATCTCGACTTCGTAGAGATAATCACCTTTTGTAATGTAAAGGAAGTCTGCTTCATAGTACCCCGCGTACAGGTCTTGCCGTTCTCCGCCGTCCCATACCTTCCAGTACTGGTCCATTATGATATTCGGACCGCAATCTAAGCCACGCTCAATGCCGTATAAACGCCCCAGACGTGACACAAGACTATCTTCTGTATGTTTGTCGCCATAATTCATTTAAAGCCTCCTAAAGCTTATACTCCACACCAATTTCCGCAGCCACCTTAGGCAAGACAGCCTCTGCTTCTGCCTGTGAGCGGTAAATCCACCCTTTTTCTAATAAAGCTAAGTCGAACGGATGATTCGACCATTGTTGCTGCCAAACGCACCATTCCCCGAGGAAACGGCAGAATGAGTAATAATCTTCTCCCTCTTTAGGCTTCCACTGCTCTACGGCTTCGGTGTCACTGGTCGACAATTCGTACTCCGCTCCAACTTCTTTGGCCACAGTGGGGAGTGCAGCTTCGGCTTCTGCGCAAGTTTTATATACCCAGCCTTTGCCTAACAGGGCATGTCCATCTGGAGAGCCAGTCCACCACAACGAGCGAACAACCCACTTGCCGCCCAAAAGCTCAAAGGTATAATAAGTTTCACCTTTCTTCGGCTTCCAAGGCATTTTGATGACCTCTGCATCACCATTCAATAAGTCTGGCACCGTTGCAAAAGCGGTTGACGGAATTACATCTGGATGTTTATCAAATTTCACCTTTAATCCGCTATCAGCGAAGAAATAAGTATACTCGTTATAGTCTGTGTCTGCGCCTTTAATCTTAAATTCTTCCCCTATCTCCACGCCGAGCATCTTTGCAATTTGGGGTATTAAATTTTTAGCCATGTTATCACTCCTTCATAGCCTTACTTGCCTTTGCTATTTTCTCAATCAGCTTATCCACAGCCTTATCTGCAAATTCGCCTGTAGCCTCAATGTTGGCAGGTGTTATATGTTCCGCAGCATACATAGCGTATATTTCTTTTTCTGTCGGGAGAAATGCCCCCAAAGTATCTAAAACCAAAGCCGTACAAACAATTATTTTAGCTGCCTTAATGGATTCTTTATCCTTATTAGTGTCTGTCACGACTGCTACTGTAGCAAACATGGCATATATAGTTACAAAAAAACCTATTATGCAGCAAATCCCTTGTATCATGTCTATTCTTCCTGCCCAGTAAATCAACCACGGCGAAACAATCGGTTCGTTCATTTGTTATTCACCTCCACAATCTTTCTGCCGCGCAAGCGCCAAATCTGCTGTCTGCGTATTTTTTTCTTGTTGACAATCAGCTCGCGGATGGCAGGTGTGGTTATAATTTCATATCTGGCGCCGTACCGCAGCCCCTTGAGATACATTTTCCTCTCATGTCTATCACGTTGTTTAGCGTTCATTTCAGCATCTCCTCAAATAAATTTCCTCCAGAACACCACTATCATCGCTATCACCGCAATTTCGCCTAACATGATTTATTCACCCCCTGCAACACAACAATCATAAAGAGCGCCACACGCACTTTTCTGCCACCAAGTCTGAGCTTCGCCCAGCGGCGGTAGCACAAACCCATGGAATTGATTTTATAACCTTCGTTCATCAGAAAGCGCAGTCTTTTGATTGGCGTGCGTCCCAACATGTAGCTGCGGCGCGCCACTCCTGCGCAGCGACGACTCATGCGCCACTCTTTGCGCTTCTTTAGCAGCTCGTTCATCACTCTTCCACCTTTCTTGCCCACGCCTGTTCGACGTTTTCCAACAGCTCTACTTTGGTTTCACGCCCGCATTTCGTACAGCTAATAGCTGCATATGTCAAATAATCAGCACCACCATAGCAGTGATGATATTTATAAAGTTTTGGCATTGCGCCACATTTACATTTTTTCATCGTTCACACCACTCCTTAATCCACACTTGCATTTCTCTGTATGCCTTCTTTAAGCGATACAGATAGTATTTCAACTTCTGTCTTTCGCGGTTATTCATATCCCGAGCCACCTCCACAGTGCCACCAGTGCTGCGATACCGATAACGACAGGTATGCCAGCAATAAGAATAACCATGATAACCTCAATCATGTAAGTGAGGGCTTTGCAAATCAATTCAATCATTACTCTTCCTCCCAAAACTTCACGCCGTTTCTGGCCTTTTCGACCAGCTCTTTATGTCTTGCTTCCGCATCTTCTTCCCAGTAATATTGTTCGTAGTAGAGGTCATTCCAATTTGTACGGCCGTTTTCATCAATACCGAAAAGCATTGTTTCAAACGGCGCAATCTGAAACGGCTTATCGGTAATCATGATGCTTATTGGCAAGGCGACTGTCGACAAGATATACTCCTTGCCGTCTATAGCGAACCTGTCTTTAAGATTTAAGCGTTCCTCGGTCATTGTTCCGCCTTCTTTCTCTCAGCCTTATAAATATCAACTGCTGTTGTGAGCGGCAGTATAGTCACTGGAAACATGAACCTCAAAGTTTCCACCGCCACCAACCAGCGTTCATGCTGCCTAAAGATTTCCCCTGTGTACTGTCCTTTGATTTTCAGAATGTCGTCGGTGTAAATCATGTCACCATGAACATCTCTAACACCTGTAGCAGCTCTTTCCATGTTTGCCTCCCTGTTTTTTCTCTCTATTTCATCCGCTTTTTCAATTTTAATAAATTTTATTAAAATCATTTTTGCGGTTTTTGTCGTAGTAACCATTATCTCTGCCGAGCATCGTCGCTCCGCAGCATCCGCACCTCATAACGTACAGATTTCCACGCTTTTCGTGTACCGTGTAAGCGTGTACCAGCTTTTTGATTTCGTTGCCGCACTTGCAGCAGTACGGTCTGTTTTTGCTATCAAACATCACGTTCTCGATTTCCACTTCGCTCACTCCTTGAATTGTATATGCCGCTCTCGCGAGCGGAATATGGGCTAGATTTATTTCTAGGTATACCGCTGGTAACTTTATACCCGTCGCTTCCTAAAATTAAATCCAGCGGCATTTCCGCTCGTCAGAGAAGATTCGCTAATTTCGGATTAGCTTTCAAAGGGTCGTGGTCTACTTGAATCATTCTGTTCGGTTCAAATCCCTTAGCCGTTGTCACTGAGAAGCACACCTCGCGGTCGGGGTTGACGTAGACCTTGTAGCCAATATCCTCTTCGCCAACTGCCGTGCAGTAGTTAGCGTCATTCAGTATGACTTGCAGGAGCCTGTAGTTGCTGACAATCTCGTTCCTGTTCAGCCCCATCTTTTGCCCGTAGAGCAAAATCTCGTTATGCGTCGGCATATATGGCGTTATGTCTCTGTGCTGACGAAGCTTCCACTTCGTCCACGCCCAGAGCTTTGCGCTTTTGCGGAGGCCAGCAGGAGAAGCCTGTGTGATTGGTTTCTTCTGCTCGGCATCACGCTCTCTGCGATAGTTCGCAAGCGCGTCATCAACATCGTAGAACCTCGGCCAATACTGCAAGCGACAGAGAGCGTTGCGAAGGTATTGCACCTGTTCGCCAGTCAAATCCCTGTACTGGTCAAGGAATGTTCTCACCATGCTCTCCTGTCCTTCCACACTTGAAGCCGACACGGGCGGTTTAAGTCCTGCTGACTTCCAGTACCCGAACAGCTCAATCACGTCTTGTCTCTCCATGCCTATCCCTCCCTAAAACAACAACTCTTCTTTCTTCGGCTTGTCAGCGCCGCTGTGGATGTTCTTGCAACATCCCTCGACATACGCTAATGTGCGCTTGCCTTGCTCTAGCGAGCGCTGCATTGCCTCCAACACTACGACCTCACCGTAGACGGCAATCATGTCTCGGATTTTCTCGGAGATGTATTCTGTCATCAGCCCCATGTTTTTATTCCAAAACTCAAACGGCTTGCTGATAACACCAACAACAACTCCAGCGTTTTTATAATTAACTACGGTAGTAGAATTGTTATTGTTATTGTTATTATTATCTTTCTCTATATCTATATCTATATCTACGTTACCGAGTTGTTTCATGTCTGTTACAGCGGTGTTACATTGTAACGCTTTCATCTTCTCGCGATGCCTTCTAACCCGCTCTGCTACTGCGGTTTCGGAGCCAATCGCCTCTGCTGCTTTCGGAAGAGAAACGTCGCTCTCAAATTCGGACTCTACCAGCAGGTTGTGTTTGCGCAAGAACGCCACCGTGACCGACACATTCTCTTCGTCCTCGTCGATGTCCAAAGCCAAGCTCTCTATGAACTCGCTCTCCGGACAGTCGTAGGCTATATGCCCTTCGTTTTTCAACGACAACAACATCATTTTGAGATAAATGACCGTGTAAGTATCGCCGCCAGCAATCTTGCGCAGTTTCTTGATTTCAACTTGACGGAAGAAATCTTCTTGTAGTTTTAGCCACCAGTATCGTTTACCCAAAACAGCCGCCTCCTTATTATTGTTTATTCTCTGTCTCCTTAGAACAGATGTCATCTCCTATGAAGGTTGCTCCGTTAAGGTAAGCAGTCTTCCCATGAGTTTCTGCCAACTCGTTAGTCAGAAGAAACGTCAGCACCTCTGCTACAGTGTTCATCGGCTCGTCGAGGTCTAAGGAGAGGTATTCAACAAACTCTTCCTGTTTGCAGTCGTATTTGAGATAACCATCATTCTTACCCGCCAAGAGCATCATCTTGATGTAAATAACGAGATATTTATCTCCATAAGGGAGTCTCAACATTTTTTTGACTTTAAGCTGTTTAAAGAAGTCAGGGTGCAACACGAGATGCATTTTTTCGTCTTTCATGTTTTATACCTCCATTCGTTTTGCTAATGTTTTACTCATGATAGAGTTGTAATCCATCCCAACTTCTTGCATGAGTTTCAAAAGTTCGGCAGCTCTTTTATGGTCACGCATTACATCAATCGCAGCCGACAGAACATCAAAAACTTTCTCTGCTTCGTCTTCTGTGATTCTGCCATCACCTTTAGCATTAACTACAGCAGCACCGCAGACAGTAATAATTTCACCCCATGTGAGTTTGGGGATTTCATTGTAAGTTGTGTCAATAATCATTTGCGTCCTCCTAAATCTATAGTCTGAATCCGAGCGAGCTTGCAACTAAGCTCAAGGAGCGGCTGACGGATAGCCGGAGCTTTCAGCTTGCCCGCTCAGACCAGAGTTGCAAAAGGCTTATTCGCCTTCTACAGCGGTTTTAATATCCTCTGCGGTAAATTCGTTGTCTTGAAGAATTTCGCCGCTCTCTGTGTCAACCACGCGCGTCTCAGAGGTATCCTCGGTCTCAATGGTTTCGACGCTGTTGTCTTTGGAAAGGTCTAAAGGCTTCTCGCGAGCGTCCACGTCCTCTGCCATTGCTTTCCGCATTTCGATAGACATTGGCCCCCAATGACGCAGTGTATACACCAAGACGGTTTTCATTGCCATGGCATCGAAGTCACTCTGCCAAGGGCTAGAAGAAGAATTATAGCTCTTGCTGAATCTCTTGGCGTGTTTGATAACAGCATCCTTAGTCCAATAAACAACCTTGCGGAAGCCGTTCAACAGTTCAAAGGACGCGCAGTAGCCAATAGCGGTGTCGCTTTCCTGCTCGCCATAGGTCAATTCCTCGGTGAATTTGTTCCACTTAACAACTTCGCCCTCATAGACGGTGTTTACGTTAATGGATTTATAGAGTCCGCTACGTTGAGCCAGTTCGACATATCCGAGATAGCCAATCTGGAACTGTGCAACGCCCTTGTAGGGCACAATCCAAGCTCTGCCGAGGGAAGGTAGGATTGGTAAGTCGAGGCTTGCTGCAATGGATGCTGCGCTCAGCACAGTGCGCATATCTACGTTCTGCAACAGCTTATTTTGAGACACTACGGTAAGCACAGAACTGATGAAGCCAGCAGATTTCTTCCCAAGCATACGTTGGAATCTGGCCTGTACACTGTCCTGCTTGAACATTGCGTCCAAGAGTGCTACGCCAGCCTTAGGAGCGGCTTGTACAGCCTGCTCCTTTTGTTTTGTAATTAAACCTTTTGCACTAACCATTGTTATTCGTCCTCCACTTCTTTAGCTCTACGCTTTTTAGCTTGTCTTGTAAGGTTGACCTTCAACATACGGCATTGAGTCTGCCGACGGTACTTCTGAGACAGCTCGGGATAATCCTCAGCAAAAGCCTTGTTATCCCACACGGCACGATTATAGATGCCATAGCTAATGGCATAATCGCCGCACTCGCCCTTCTCTGAATTGCCAAGCTCCAAGCGGAGCTTGTTTTTCTTTTCATCAATTACCTTTTTAATTTCGGTAATCTGAGCCTCAAGCTCTTTAATCTGCTCGCATTGCTTCTCCCACTCACCGCTCATGGTCATGACTTCTTTATCCCCGCCCGGATACATTTTCTCAATAGCCTTGGTACAGCTATCACTGTAATCCACATCGGGGATTTTATGAGGGACAACATAGTTCTCCCAAAAGTCTTTCTCCGCTTCGATAAGGGCGTTGATTTCATCAACGTCACGTTCAAACTCACGGATAACGGCTCTCTGCCCGCCGCAGAGGCAGACAAAGTAGCACTTGTCGTAGTTGCCTACCGCCATATAGTGCAAGGCTTGCACCAGATAAGAAGGCGGCACTTTATCGTCAGCCCATTCGTCGTAGTTGTAACCTGCCGTAGTCTTAATCTCTACGATAGAGTTCTCGCCTACAACCAAACGGTCAACGTCAGCAATCATGAATGGGTGCTCGTCACTGCGAACCATGCCGCAACGACGGAGCTTCTTGCCTGTCTTGTCTTGGAACCACTGAGCCAACGGTTCTTCCAAACGGTTCCCCCACTCCATGCGTTCTTTGACTTCATCCGAGAGATTAATCTCGGATGCTACGGTCTGGCTTGTTTTCTCTTGCCAAAGCTGAAACTTTGACTTGTAGGTATTAACGCCTACAATAATGCCAGCGTCGCTACCACCAATGCCTGTGGTGCGTAGCTCTAACCACTTCTCTCTGCCGCCCTCTGCCTGTATCTCGGCTGCGGTCATAAGCATAGTCGTGCTCATTCCACCATCTCCTTCTCGCCTCTGATGTCATCAGCGTAAGTTTCAAAGCCAGCATCTAAGGCTTTGCGTATAAGTTCTTCGGCATTTTCATATTTGATGCCATAATCAACGAGAACCGTAATCATTACGTTCACGAGCGCGGTCAGGCCGATGAGTACATCAAACTTGCTTACCTTGTGATTGAAATTCACAGTAAAGCCATCTCTTTCACTGGTCACTTTAAAAATTGTTTCTTTTTTATCACTCATTCTTCCTCATCCTCCGCTGGTGTAGATTTTCTTCCGTATTTACCGTTTCTACGCAATAAGCCAATGAGTTCTTTTAAATCCTCGGGCCAATCCTCTGGAACAGCCTCGTCATTTCCGATTGCAATGACCGCAATACCTTCGTCTTTAGACTTCTCGGCTTCGTGTTCATGGTTCATCATCCTTGCGAACCCCTTGTCATATTTCGCAGTTGCAAATGCTGCATCGAGCAGTCCCCAAGTTGCATCGTTAGCATCTTCGGAATCAAGCCCATTCTCCATAAGACTTTGCTTCATTCCTTGTGCTACTGTGAATACGAGGCCAGCAAAGACTTTCGCCAAATCCTCGTTTCCTGCCTCCACATTAACCTTGATTTCCAGATGCTTGCCGTCAACAAGAGCGGCATGGATGACTAATTCGTTAGTTTCTTTCATTCGTTTGTTCCTCCTTAGATTTTTTATAGTTTTTTCGGCAGCGGCAAACCCTGTTGGAGATTATTGCTGCCGGAACGTCCATGAGTAAACTCAAATCGCACTGGCGTATGCCACATACGATGTTAAGAAAATAATATGATTCACATTCAAGGTCGCACAGCGAAGGTACTTTGGGACGCGGCGCTCTCGGAACCTTTTTATATTGTGGCTTCATATCCATAAAGTCCAATGCGCTGTTAATGCTCACGCTTTTGATTATGGATATACACAACGCATACCAGTTTTCTCGAAACTGGGTGTTGCTGCACTTGTGAGTGACAGCCGCTTCCGGTTGAAAACTGTAAGAACGGGCTTTAACGTAATTCTCTCGGCATACATGATTTTGCCTCATTCTCATTTAACGTCCTCAACTTTCACGATGATTGTTTCGCCAACCTGTAAATGCTGTCGCTTGCCGATACCGAAACCGTTACTTTCGCTCAGCTCGTGCATGAACTCGGCGAACGGCTTGCTGCCATCGTAATACCTTTCGCCAATCCCCCAAAGCGTTTCGCCGCTTTGCACTGTATGGCAAATCTTGCGACACATCGGTTTCTCTCTGTCCGCAAGATAGTCGGTATCGAATCCGCTAATCAGCAGCGCCAAGATGCCGATAACTGCAATCTTGAGTACCGTTTTCATGTCTCCCCACCCCTTCAATCCAATAGCGCTTTAAGTGCGCTCTGATAGCGCCCTTTCATTATGTTCTGCACCTTGTCCTGCTTTGCGGTTGGTGCGAACATTTCTTTCAGTTGTTGGTCAACAACGTCCGCTACCAGAAACCACTTTCTGCCATATCTTCCGGCAGAGACTTTGCCTTGCTTAATAAGTTCCCGCAGCATTTTGTCGCTGATGTTGCGGCTCTCGGAAAACTCTTTGATTCCCATGAGTTCCATTAAGCTCACGCTCCTTTTGCTCCCAGCAGTTTGTTGACAAAATAAGCTTGGCCTTTGCCAGTCACCTTAACTGTCTTGCTGATGGTTACATGCCCATCGCTATGTGTAACCGCCGTTTCTTTGATGCGGAACAGGCCTAACTCCATAGCTCTCTGCGTCGGGCTGTTATAATCAGCACCTTGGCGTTTAATTAAATAGCCGTTGTTACGCAGCCACTCGAACATGCGCTTCTGGCCTATGTCGTGACCGTTCTGCTTGATGAGCTTTGCTAAATCACCAATCAAAATTGTTTGGTCGCTCGCAGAAACTGCATCGGCAAAGATTTCCTTCGGCTTCATGCGCTGTGTGTCGCTCTCCAACTCCTTGATGCGTGCATCGCGCTCTTTAATGGTAGCTTGCGCCACGAGCACGGCTTTCGCCATCAACTCTGCGTCACTCATCTTCTCGCTACCTGCGATGTAGCCGCCAGTCTTGCGGATTGCGGGAAGGACTTCGGCTGTCACCCAATGTTTGAATTTCTTTGCGTCGGGCAACTTGCTAGAGAGAACGAGAGAGTAAAGACCACTTTCATTGATAAGCGTTGTTCCGCGTTGTCCAAAACTCGGCGACGTTTTGTCGTTGAGTTTCTTATCATCATCATCGACGTGCATTGCAACAGCTTTGTTTAAATCACTGTATCCCAAAATCTCCGCC